GCCGAGCGCTCGGCGAGCGAGCGCGAGGTCACGGTCGCCGCCAGCCGCGCGCACCTGCGCTGGTGTGACCCCGAACTGGCACGCGGTCTGGTGGATGGTCACGCCCGTGATGGACGTCCACGGCCGTCGTGCGACCTTGCCGCGCACGATCTTGTGTTTGGTCTTTGGCAGCGCCGGTGGGTCGGGCTGTTCGTGGCGCAGGTCGTAGCAGCAGGGGAGGGTCATTCGCGCCACCCGATGACCTTTGCGCTCGCTGTCGTCCCGGCGTTCGCCGCCGAGACGGTCATGTCGAGTCCGCCGGTACCGGTGTACGGGACGTCCACGACTTCCGTCTGCCTGATGCTGTCGTCCATCGTGGACAGCGTGAGGTCGTCTGACGTCCCCGGCGCCTGATACCGCACGTTCACCGTCGTGGGAGACGAAGCTGCTCCGATCCATCGAGTCCGCATCCGCACCGTTCGCGCTGTTGGCGGCACGAACGTGGCGACCGGAGGAACTGGATTGTCGCCGACCACCGGAGGGGCGAACGTAGTGCCGAGAGCGCTGGAGTAGCTCTCGGCGATGACGACTTCGTTTCCTCGCTTCACCATTCCCACCCACCCGGTGTTGCCCGAGTCGCGGATGACCGTGGCGACGTAGTACGCATTCCCAAGTGAGACTTGAGTCGCACCAAACGGTGGCGGCAGGGTCAGCGCAGCGCTGTTCGTGCCGCTACTGGTCGGCGGGATGTGCGAGAGCACGAGCACGCCTTCATAGAGCACCGACCCTTGCTGCCGCACAGGCAGACGGGACAAAGACCACGGTGCGAGGTACAGGTAGTACGGCTGATCCGCCGCAAGCGTAGTGGATGGGCTTCGGACCGACGTGGCGCTCAGGTCCACGGTCTGACCCACGTATGCCATCTGTCCCACGGGACCAGAGAAAGACGCCCGCACGGTTGCCGTGTTGATGGCAGGGAACACGACCGACGTTCGCACGAAGCAAGTCTCCGCGCAGACAACTGGTTGGTAGCGCGGCCCTGCGAGTGGCCTCACGTCGATGATGTCCGACGCGAGCACAGGCCCTCCGCCGCCGGGTCGGCGGACGATGGCGATGGGCACCCAGTCGCCACCGCTCGGCTCTGGAGCGTTTGCGTTGCCAGCGATCACCTGGAACTGGATCCGGCGCTCGCGCTGCTTCGGAACCGAAGCGGGGGCAAACGGACCGGCCGGCGGCGTCCAGACATCGCGCAGCGTGGTGACGGTCGTGACCTCGACCATCTGCGCCTCGATCAAGTAGTACGTCGTCGTACCGGGCGAGGGCATCGTGACGACCGTCGGGGTCGCCAGACGGCTGAGACGGTACGGGCTGTCGAGCGGACCGGGCGTAGGCGCGAGCGTGGCGGAAAGCTGCGCCATCATGCCTGGCTCCACGGCCACGTTGGTCCCGCTCGGGATGACGGTCAGACCGCCGAGGACGACCGGTCCCTGGAACTCCGAAGTTGGCCAGCCGATGGTCCGCGACGCCAGCCCGTACCGTGCCATCTCGGAGATGAAGCGAGCCACCAACGACTGCATGTCGTTGAGATCGGCCGAGACGGCGCGCTCCAGGTTGTTGAACACCTCGTTGTCGATCCCAGACATGATTCCTCACAGACTTGTGTCGCGCACAAGCAACCATCCGATACCGGCCGCCCTGGCTCTGTCAATGGCAGACCACAGAGCGGCGATGGCCGCATAGTACTCCACGGGGTAGCCGTCCACAAAGCCAACGTCCCATGCGTTCCCCGAGCTCATTGGCGGAGGCGGAACGAAAGGCGCGTCGAACGGGAACCCGAAGTCCCCCAAGCTGGACGCACCAACGCACACGACGAAAAACCGTGTCGGAGGAGCGAACACCACGCCATCCGAGATGGTCCCGTAGTCGAAGGCGTGCCAGTCCCAGACCGTCCCGATGAGTCCGCTCGGGTCGCGCGTCTCTTTGAGACGCCACGGTATGCCAAGCGGGTCAAGTATGCGGGTCAGAATCCGCATGATGGCCGCTGGGCTGATGGTGTCGTCGAGCGAGCCGATCCGAAGGCGGTACGCGTCGTCCGACTCGCCCGGCGCACGACCCACACCTCGATCCGCACCGATGGCATCGAGCCACCCGTGCCGTCCGCCGGTCATCGCCGATGGCTGATCGACCGTCAGGCCGAGATCCGCAAACTCCAACACGTCGATGCGCGACGGAGAGTCCGGAAAGACGAATGCTGCATCGAATTTTGCAGTCGACACATCAGCCCCAGGGATGACGTCAACGATGCGACGCGCCACGGGGCCTCCGTTTGCCCCGCCAACGATCCTGGCGTACTGGCCAATCATCGACAGCGTGAAGCGGTCGGGAACACCGCTGTCCACGATGTCGGTTGCGCTCGTGACAGACGGGAGCGGTATCGATGCGCGGCCGCGCACCGCAAACCGCGTGATCGACCCCGCGGGCACATTGCCCTGCCATCCCGGACGCACAGCCTCGACGGGAACCGTCACTGGCCCAAGTGACCCGGCCGTCATCGTGACATCGCTGGTTGCGCGAAACCGCTCGCCATCGAGCACACCAATCGAAGTCACGACGTCGCTGACGAACTCGGTCCCCTTTGTGACAGTGACATCACCACCTGCGTATCCCGTACGACGAATGACCAGCTCGCCAGTCGCCCTGGCCTCGCCTCTGGCGAAGTCTCCAGTCTTGCTCGAATGGTCGCGCAGGTAGTACGCCTGCGTCGTCACGTTGAGCGCCTCACTGAGGCGCGCGAAGATCGCCGCCTGCGCCGCGAAGGGGAGCAGGCCGAAGCCTCCATTCTCCTCCTCGATCGGAACCACGAAGCCGTCCGGGAAGAACGACCTCCAGAGGTCCAGGAACTGATCCTTCGACCAGGGGGCGAACATCACGAGCTCCAGGTGCCGCGAGGCGCCTTGCGGGCAAACTCGACGGGGTCGCCCTCACGAAGCCCGCAGCGCGGGCACTTCACGTCGGGTCGGCCGCAGACCATCGCCCACTGGCCGCGCCACTCGTGCCCGCACGCCGCGCAGAGCAACAGACCCTCTCGAAGCTCGCTGTACGTCTTCAAGGCTCACTCCGCCGTGATGAGGTCTGCTCTGGTCCTGATTACTTCGCTGCCAGACGGCACCACGTCGCCGATCGGCTCCAGGATCGCGTCGTCCAAGACGATCACGCCAGGAACCGATCTCGCCGCCTCGAAGAGCATCGAGACCGGCAGCGTGGCGCGAGGGCGAAGACCGTTCACGCGCGCGATCGTCGCCGCGCGCACGAGGTCGAAGGCACGGGTTGTGTCGACGCCGGCCTCAAACCGAAGGCGAAACCGGACACGCTGGTAGATCGGCGTCGCCCCGATGACCTGAACCACGACGCCGGCCGCCCGGTACTCGACGAGCGCGGCGAGGACCGCCGCGACGAGCGCCGCGTTCGCCTGACCAAGCGCGTCCGCGATGAACAGCTGGACCCGACCGTCAGGCAGTCCCGATGCGTCCGTGAGCTCGATCGCCGATGCCTGCCTCACGCCAGCCACCGTCAGCGCACCGAACTCAATCGCCGACAGCGTTCCGCGTCTGGCAGCAAGCCAGAACGCGCGTGCCCGCTCTCGCAGCCGGGCGTCCGTCTCTCGCGCGTCGCCGCCGGTCATCGGCTCCGGGTTCGACACCACCAGGCCTGGGTCGATCCCTTGGGTCACGAGCGCGTTCACCGTCGCCGCAGCGACGTTGCCAGCAGGGCCCGCGAGCAGGGCGCGGACGGGCGCCGTCACGGGGCCCACGGCGCCCGCAGCGAAGGTCACGGTGGCCGTCGTCACGAACTCGATCCCCGTGGCCGTCCGGAGGCGCGTCGTGGCGGGAATCGTGATTGCTGGGAGAGGCCCGGAGACCCGGAAGAACACGACCTCGCCCACGGCCGGAGACGCCTCCTTGCGGACGATCGAAGGACTCCAACGATCGGCCACGAGCCGGTCGAGATCCGTGCCCTTGGCTCCGTCCAAGAAGAGCGCGCCGACCCGCAGGGCCAGCTGCCTCGTGACCTCGTCGGCCATGCCGGAGGCGGACGCCATGATGAGATTCGCGTCCGAGCCGTCGGTGCGGACGGCCTCCACGGTCATCGCTTGACCCGGTGGCTTGCCCGCCGAGCGCGTGATCACCTCGGTCTCGCCGATCTGGAAGTAGGTCGCTCTGGTGGGCAGGTCGGGCATGAGTCCTCACGATGCGCGGGCGGAGACGACGGCTTCGAGGTCCGTCACGATACCAGAGCGGTCGCTCACGCGGATCGCGAGCCGTACGGCGAACGTCGAGCCGCCGACCAGGGATGCCACGACCTCGCACTCAGCGACGTCAGGCTCCAGGAGAATCTGCGCTCGCGCTTTGCTCTGGATCGAGCGCAGGAAGTCGGCTCGGGTCCGGGTCTTGAGAGGCACGCCGAAGCCGTAGCCGGGGAGGTGAAAGAACGACCCCTCGACCGAGGTCGCGCGACGCAGGACACGCTTGCGGAGGTAAGCGCGTCCGCTCTCGTTCGCGAGGTCGCCCGTGGACGTCGCCGAGTACGTCCCGAGCGGTCCCTCCTTGCCGAGCGGGGAGTCCTGAGAGACGAACGGGTTCGACACGTCGACCGCGCCTTGGAGCGCCGCTCCAGTCGCCGTCGCGAAGCGAGAGAACGCGGGGCCGACCGAGAGGCTTGCGCACGAGGAGAGCGGGAGCCCGTAGACGTCCGTCGTTTGTTGGTCGAGGACGACCAGGTAGGTCGTGCCCGGGTCGAGCTCGAAGTCGAAGAGGACCCTCACCGTCAGCGCATCGATCCGCTCCACAAACTGCACCAGCGGAGCGGCGATCGGGAGCGGCGCCGTCGCGACGAGCGACCAGTTGCCTATGAAGAGAGCGTCGCGCACGTCCGCGCGATCGCGAGCCCTCACCGGCACCGTGAAGGTGACGTCGATCGCGTTCATGGCGGACTGCACGGCGCTCGCAAGCGCAAGCGTGGACCCGGAGCCAAACGGAGACGCCCCAACCCCGCCCGAACCGAACGCTCCGCCGCATGGAAGAACCCCGGTCACGTGGACACGCCATCCGTGATGTAGAACTCCATCGCGCCGTCCTCGCGCACCGTCACGAAGACGTTGTCGGACCGCGATGCGCGGTCCGACATGCGCGCGAGCACGTCATCACGCAACGGGCGCACGTAGCTCGACCACCAGTCCGCCTCGTCCGCCGCGCTCGCACGAACGAGCGCACGCGGCGTCTTGACCGCGACGATGACACGCTTGCCCAGCATCACGCCCTCGCTGCGGTCGTCTTCGACGGCGTACGACTGCGCGGAGGGCAGCTTCGCGATGATGGATTCGATCTTGTCGAGCACGTTCACTTCCTCGCGTTCGTGTAGTGGTAGGCCCGCTGAATGTCCTCTGGCGAGAGTGCTGCACCACACACGATGGCCTGCGAGATGCGGCCGTTTGAGCCGAACTGGTACGCGTTGCTCCCATCCGTCATCCGGCCAACCCACCAGTTTCCGCTGCGGGACGTGAGCGATGCTGGCATCGTGCCGATGTACGTCGGCGTCTGCTCCACGCCGTCGATCCACACGCGAAGTCGGGTCGCGTTGTTGGTGCCCGCGCCCCAGTACCGGAACGCGCAATGAATCCATACGCCGGCGTCGGCTGTCCCGCGCTGTCCGAAGTTGGCACCGTTCTCGATGCCACGAAAGACGGTGGCGTTTTGATCGTAACGCCAGTGCTCTGCGCCGGACGCACCGCGACCGATGACGGTTCCACGGTACCCAGTGACCGAATCAGGTCGGACCCACGCCATTGTCGTCAGTTCCGACAAGTTCTCGGAACTGACACCCGAATCCCATGGAGCCGATCTCTGGTTGTCGTCGTAGAAAAACAACGACGGCAGCTTGTTCGGTGTCCACGTCGATGGGATGGAGCCGAGAAGAAGCATGGTCAGGTGCTCAGGAACCAGTCGGTGCCATTGGTCCAGACATGCCACCGCCCGTACGAGGACGAGCCGCTGCCGCTACCCGGTAGCGTGACGTCCGCGGCCACGCCATTGATCTTCTCTGACCCTGCCCGCTTGAGCAGGATGGTGTTTCCCTGCGTCGGCTTCACTTCACAGATGAGGTACTGGCGACCGGCGCGATTGGAGGGACTCGGCAGCTTGTGCTGTTGAGCACCGGTCGTCGTGTCGGCCGCGATGATGCAATCTTCGTCTCCGGGATACGCCGTCTCGGAAGTCGTCGAGATGGTGAAGACGCGCACCGCACCGACTAGCGACGCTTGACCCGTGCTCGGGTCGCGGAAGATGGCTCTCGATGTACTCACAGCACGACCCTCCCTTCGACGTGGATGACCATGGTCGTTGCGTCAAGCGCGTAGCCGATCTGCAACGACAGATTGCCCGCACCCGTTGGCACCGTCATCTGCACAGCGCCGGGAGACGAGGTCGAGAGGAAGACCGGGCTGCCCGCCGTGAGGCCCGCCATGGCGCGCACGGTTCCGCTCGTGGCCACGAGCGCGTAGACGTTGCCGCCAGCATCACCGGTGCCGCCGACGAGGCAGATTCCGATGAAGCCTGGATGCGCGTTGTTGCCAGCTTGTGCGCGGCGCACGCGCCCACCGCTGGTGACCGCCACCGCATCACCGGGAGAGATCGTTTGCCCGTTGACGATGGGCCACTCGACGAGCGTGCATTCGGCGTTGACGCGACCACCTTTGGTCAGCAGGACCTCTACCCCGTCCGACCCGGCACGGTGCGCCAGGTCTGCGATCGTCGAATCAGCAGTCCGAGTGCCAGCGCGCCACAGAAGCTGACCTTGGTTGTTCTGCGAGAGCGTCGTCACGACCGCCGGCGTCGTGTACCCGGCGTAAGTGCGTCGGATGTTGCTGGTGTGATCGACTCCGTTGGTGACCTCCCCGTTGAAGGCGGCCCAGGCGTGCGCCACGAGCGGAATGGGCGCGGTCGAAGTCCCGATCTCCACCGTGTCGTTCGAGACGACGAGGGTTGCATCACCCTCCGAGTCGACGCACCGAAGCTGCGTTTCTATCAACTCGTCGGCTCCGGTAGAGATGAGCGCAGCAACCGGTGACTGCACACCTACCGCAGTCGCTGCAATCGCACGACCCTCTCCGACGTGCTGCACAGCCAGAGCGTCGTTTGCGTTGGCGGTGTCAGTCATTTCGACGCTGACACCGAATCCGAGCGCACCCGAAGTCGTGAAGGTCGCAGAGTTGCCGGTGCCGTCCGCCGAAGCTGTCACGGCAGCGCCGCTACCGCTGTGCTCGACGGCGATTCCGCGGCCGATCGCATTCGCTCCCATCGTGACCGCGATGCCGTCCCCGGCTTGCAGCGACATCGTGGGGGCGCGGGTGACTTCCAGGACGTTCGCGCTGCCGGGTGTGCTGCGCGCGAGCGACATGACGACCGCGGTGGACGTGCCCGCGGTGATTGCGATGGTTGCGGCAGATGCGGATTGGTCGATGGTCTGACCGCCGTCGTACGCAGCTTGCAGCGTGCCACCGCTACCGCCTGCGTCCGCGACCATCACGAGGTCACGGAAGGCCCTCCACCAGCCCCACGCTGAACCCCCGGTGAACGGGCCGAAGGGCTCGTTCTGCTCCGACCGCTGGACCGCGGCCGGGCCGACGTTCGCGAGGTTGGTGGTGGGGTCCGCCGTCTCGTTGGCCGCAGGGATGATGAGCCCTTGGCCGGGCGTGCGGATGACGAACGCGCGCACCTGGCGTGACTCGGTGGACAGCCCCTCGTCTACGATCAGCTCGATGCGGTAGGTGCCGTAGACGCCAACATCCGGCGAGAATGTCCACGTCGTCGGTCCGGTCTGCGTGAGGCTTCCCACCGCAGTGGTGTCCTCTGGTGGCACCCAGAGCAAGCGAAACCGGTGCGTCGAGCCGCCGCCCGTCGAGGTAAGGGTGACCAGGGCCCCGGTCGCGAGGCCGTCGGTGCGGGCTTGCCCGGGAGATCCTGCCGGAAGCCCGGCCTGGTCGATGAGCATGTTCGCTGCCATCGGCGCGAGTCTACCGCAGGCCCGTCGTCGGCGCCTGCGCCGCGCTCAGGAGCCCTTGATCTTCGAGCTCAGCGCGGACGCCAGGGCGGTCTTGGCGGCGGCCAAGGAGGCTTGCCAGGCGCCGTAGGCGACGGAGAGCCCAGGCTTCGGGAATGGCGCTGCCGTCATGATCGACTGCACGGCGTTCAGGTAGACGTCGAGTGCGTCCAGTACGTTCACGAGGGCGTCCTTTTGCTCGTCGCCCCGGACGAAGCTCTGGCCTGCGTCGGCGTCGGCGAGCCGCAGGTTCGGGGCCTCCAGCGTGGCCGTGTCCGAGGCCTTCGCGTGCCACCGGTCGCCGACCTGGGCGAGGTAGTTCTTGTCGGTCCGCAGAAGGAACGCCGACTTTGCGAGCGCCGCGTCGATCGTCTCGCCGACGATCTCGGTCGGCACCTGGGCGTCCTGGTCGGCGAAGAGGCATCCTACGATCACAGCGCCGCCCGCGTTCGGGTTCCCGAAGGCGATCAGGATCGCCACGGGCTGGCCCCGGACCACTGGGCAGAACGCGCCGCCGCCCGGTGCACCAAATGGAGACAGGACTCGGCATGCAAGCGGACCCTCGCCATCGAGCTCTCCGCCGGTGATCGTCACGTCCACGAGCCATCCGAGCCGGTCGTCCCAGCGGATCGCGTCGTCCGCGTCGTCCACGCGCGCAAGCAGGACCCACGACCGCGGGTCCGCCCCGGGGGCCGCCATGGCTTCGCGAACCCGGTTGACGTCGATGCGCCTGCGGATCCTCGACCCAGTTGCCACGTCACACCTCGTCCGCGGAGCGGCGGCGAGCCGCTACGACCTCGTCGAGATCCGCGACCCGTTCCTGGTACTCCTGCTCGGTCACGGCGCCAGCAGCGCGCTGCGTCGTGAGCGCCTCGCGGTCCTGCAGCGCGGCCTGGTACGCTCGCGCAGGCTCGTCGGTCCGCGTCCGGAGCTCCTGCTCCTCTGCGCTCGGGCCAGGCCCGAGCTCCTGGTCGGCCTGACGGTCGGAGCGGCTCTCGTCGCGCGCCGTGATGTAGTTGACGAAGTCGATCGCGATCCGGAGCCCATCCGTGTTTGAGAAGCTGATCCGAGCGTTCTGGACCCGGAAGATCGTCTGGAACGCAGTGCTCTCCTGGAGCTCCGCGAACCTCTCCGCCACGCGCCGGGTCCAGCCCAGCCGCTCCAGGTAGTCGACGCGCGCCTCGCGGGTGAGGTCCGCGATCTCCGTCGCGGAGAGGCCCTCGGCGACCGTGGAGGTGTGGACAGCCCGCGTCACCAGGAGCTCGATCGCCGATCCGCTGTCGACGTTCAGGAGGTCCGGATCGTCGGCGAGCGAGTCGACCGTGTAGGGGCTGTCGGTCTCGCAGTTGCCCTCGATCTCCTGGCGCCCGACCTGTTCGAACACGCTTCGCGCGACCCCTTGGAGGGTCGCGGGATCGCTCACGGCGTCCACGAGGTAGGTCGCGATCCGCTCCGTCGGGTTGTGCCCGGACACAAGCGGGACGTTCGGCCGACCAGGCCGCGGCGGGTCCGAGACGCCGATGATCCCCGAGGCCGGCTGCCCTTCCGCGACGGGGTAGCGGGCCCACCGGGTTCGCCCGATCGTCGGGTCGTAGCTGCGGACTTCGATGGTCGGGACCTGCACGCCGCCGATCTTCCGCGTGAACTCCAGGTGCAGGAGGTTCCGCCCGTAGACCATCCGCCGAGCGCGGCTGCCCGAGGCGTAGAACGTGCGCGGGTTCACGATCCTGAGCTCGTAGTCCACGAAGATCGGCACAAGCCCAGCGCGCGCGCAGACCTCGGTGACGTGGTCCCACAGGTTCATCCGCTGGTCGCCGGACCGGACTTGCCTCTGGCGGCCGCCGCGCGTGCCCGTCACCCGCGCCGGGGTTGCGCTGCCGACCGTCGGCGCCTCGCCCGACCCAGCCCAGACGACGCGCGTGCCGCGCGTCGACGGGTAGCCGTCGAGGAACGCGGAGATCGCCCGGTCGATCGGCAGCGAGAGGTCGATCCCAGTGCCCTGGCGGAGAGGCTCGTCGAACAGCAGCGCGGAGAGGTCTCGACAGGTGAGCTCGATCGTGTCGCCGTCGTCACCGTCGTAGCTGACCGCCCAGTTGTCGACGACGCCGACGAACCGCGTCGTCGCTGGGCCCGCGCGCTCCGGGAGCGAGATCCGCGATCCGTCCGTCCGGCGGACCCCACGCATCGAGCCACGCTCCCAGTTTGACGGAGGCGCCATTCCGAACACGATCTCGATCGAGGCCGCACGGATGAGGCGAGGGTCGAACGGCGCGTCCGAATGATTGATCGTGACGGTCGCTGTGTCCGCAGTCCTCAACGAGTTCCGCTCGATCGAAAACGAGATCGGGACGATCCCGCCGATGGCGACGCGATCGTCCGGAGCTGGACCGTCGATCGAAAGCGGCGGATCACCCACGCCTCCACCGGAAAGATCGCTCATGACGGAGTCTCGCTGCGCGTACAGGTCGCGCAGAGCCGCTTCGAACTCCTCGTCAGACGCCCACGCGTCTGGGCTTTGCTGCCCGATCCGACCGATCTCGTCATCGATCTCCACAAGGCGCATCAGCGCGGCCTCTCGCGAAACCGAGCGCGTTGCTGACCCTGGTCGCGGCGGATCGGTCGTCGCGACCTCAGGAATCCCTGTGGCTGGCGATAGTCGCGCGCGCAGCGATCCGTCGTCGTTGAACTCCTCCATCCGAAGACGGAGGTTCACGAGAGCCGTGGGACGGAAGATCTCCGGGACCGGGTTCGTCACGCTCTCTTCCGTCCTGCTGGCACGATCACGACCGTACCGACCGGCGGCGTCGAGCTCGGGAGGTCGTTGAAGTCGGCGATCTGCTGCCACGCGTCGGATGAACCAAGGAACTGCTGCGCGATGTCGCGGAGCGTCTGGCCCTGGCGAATCGTGACGACGTTGATCGCTCCTGGAGCCACGTTGGAGACCTGCTCGCCAGCTACGGAAAGAGCAACTGCGCCGAACCTCTGCTCCGTCCTGGTGTAGGTGCGGCGCCAGCCCTCGACGCCGAGCACGGAGACGACGTCGTCGAAGACCGTCTGCTCGGTGTAGGGCCGGTCCGAGGTCTGCGCGAAGTTGGCGTCCGCGTTGCCGTTGATCGCGAGCGCTGCCGACGAGATCATGGCCGTCGCCGCCGTGGCGATCTGGTCCCCGATCTGCACGCCGCTCCGCACGCGACGCAGCGCGTCGAACACTTGGCCGACCGCTTCCCTGTTGCTCCGCTGCGTCGCGCGCTGCCGCGCCGTCTCGGCGCCGCTCACGGCGGCAGGCCGCGCGTCGGCTGCTTGATCCACGGCGGCGGCGGCTTCCTGGATCTGAGCCTCGGGCGTCGGCTCCGAGCCGCTCGCGACGCCGACCTGCGGCTCGTCGCGACCGATCCAGTCGAATTCGATCTGATACTCGCAGTCCTCTGCTCGGATCCAGGTAGGCGTGATCGTGGCGATGATGCCTCGGCGGATCTCGTCCCCCCACTGCACCCGGATCGGAACTCCCGCCGACGCAAGCTCCACGAATGCGCGCACGAGATCGCGGGCGCGCACGACGCCGCCGGGCTGCAGGTAGGAAAAGCCCGTGGCCTCGACGCACCCGGTGAGGAAGCGGTCCTTCCAGGTGCCTTGGATGGTCGTGCCGCCCCACTCGGGCCCGAGGACCTGGATCGTGTGCGTCGCGTTGCCCGGATAGCGGGTTTTCTTCCGCGCCTGCTCGACGCCGCCCAGGTTGATCCGCTGGTACGGCAGCGCGCGCGAGCCGAGGGAGAGCGATCGCCTTCCGCCGATCTCCTCAATGACGAGCCGAGGTGCCTCGCTCACGACGTCCTCGCAAGGGCTGGAGCGAAGCCGGAGGAGATCCGCGCCTCGGCCTGCCGGTTCAGGTCCTCCACGATGGAGAGCATGATCCGGTCAGGGTCGGCTTGCCGGAACTCCTGGTTCACCGTGATCCTCGAACCGCGGAAGTCGTTGTGCTGGACCGGCCGGCGGTCGGTTGGCGCGTCGCTCCAGGTGAAGGGCCGAGCTCCCTCGCGAGGACCGATGGCCGCCTCAAGTTCGGCCAGAGGGTCTCCGATCACGTCGCGCCCAGACAGGCGGCGCCGAAGCGCGCCGACCTGATCGGTCGTGATGAGCGTCGTGAACTCTGCGACCGCTTGAGCTAGAGCCAGAAGCCCTTCCAGGATCGGCGTGACGACGTACTCCTCAAAGATGTTCGCGAGCGCGGCAAGCGCGGAGACGACGTGTCGGACGATCACCAGAAGCACTCGCAGGACCCCGAGGATCAGCATCAGGGCCGCGCCGAAGACGAAGAGCACGGCGCCGCCGACAAGCCTCATCAAGGGGCGCAACACCTCCCAGAGCGCGGCTCCGATCGCCTCAAAGTCGGCCCAGATCGCCGACGTGAGCGGGTTGAGCGTGTCGAACACGTCCACGATCTGGTCCCAGTACTCCGCCGCGACCGCAACAGCTGAGCCAAGCGCGAGCGCCACGCCGGCCACAGCAGCGAAGACCGGGGCCAAGGCCGTCAGGGCCGCACCAAGGCCGCCAGCCGCGCCAGCCGCGCCAGCCGCGCCAGCCGCCGTGCCCGCGACAGCCGCCGTGCCCGCGCCTGCGGCTCCCATGCCAAGTCCGAGCTCGCTCGCCAGGGAGACCGCGCCGCTGGCCGCAGAGGCCGCCCCCAGTCCGATCGAGAGCCCTTCCCGCGCCAGCGTGATGCCGGCCCACACCTTCGCGGCCGCCATCAGCTGCGGCACGGCCTCCCGCACCCGCGCCACGAGCGCGTGGCCGCGCGAGACGACCAGGTCCCAGTGGTCGACGAGCCAGTCGAAGCCGAGCTTGATCCGGTTGAAGGCGCTCTCCATCCGGTCGGCGAGTGCCTGGCCCGCCGCCGCAAGACCCGATTCGAGCGCCGATCTGTTCGCAATCAGGCGGTCGTTCATGTCGCTCAGGAACGATCTGACCGCCTCGAACCCGGGCCCGAAGAAGGCGCTCGTGAGCGACTCGACAATGTCCTGGAACGTCGATACGACGCCCGAGAAGCTCTGCCCGTACGCGCTCGCCGCCCCGGAGAACTGCGCCAGCGCAGAGCGCATTCGCTCGATCCGCTCGGGCATCGAGAGGGCGTTGAACGCCTCCGTGTCCTCGGCGATGGCGCCGGTCGAGCGCAGCATCGAGAAGAGGCGCACGTCCACGCCTGCCGTCCCTCGCGCCATAGCCTGGACGTCGCGGTTCGCCTGCTCGAAGTCGATCCCGAGCGCCGAGGCGGCGCTCACGACGTCCCTCGTGGTGTCCCGGATCTCCTGGAGCTCCAGGCCCGCGTTGCGGAGCGGACCGTAGATGCCCTGGAAGATCCCGAAGAGCTCCTGGCTCGTGGCGACGCTCTCGATCGCGTCCCCGCGGATCTGATTGAAGAGCTCCCCCGCCTCGTTCTGCGCCTGCGAGAAGGAGACCCTCTCGACGGCGCTCATGACGGACGCGAGGCCGATCCGCGACGACTCCAGGCTCGTCTGGTACGCGACTGCGCCGCGCGTCAGCCCCGAGAAGGCGCTCACGAGCGCCTGGACGCCGACGTAGCTGGCGCCGAGCCCGACGATCGACCGCACCAGACCGCCCGCCATGGACTGCGCGCCACCGATGCGCGCCGAGAGGTCGGCCAGGCGCGAGGAGAACTGCTGGACCGACCGGACGCCTGCCTCGGCATGCAGACGTAGCGAAGCGTCGACCCTGTAGTTTTCGCCGGCCATGGCCCCGAGCCTATCACTCCCGCGAGCCCCCGGCCTTCGTCTCCTCTCGGACGATCGACGCGAGCTCATCCATGAACACGAGGAGGAACGAGCTCTCGCACCCGAGCGCCTCCTCAAGACCGACCGACGAGTAGCGGGTCACGAACGCCACGCGCCGCGCGACCCGCCTCACGACGTCTTCGCAGTCCTCGCGAGCCCAGAACGAGATCCAGGACCACCAGGCGAAGTAGGGATCGCTCAGTGGATCCTGAGCGTCCCCGCCGCTTTTCCCATGGCGGCCTCGCCCGGCGTGCCGACGTGGACGAACATGCTCATGACGAGGTTCCGGCCTGCCGTGCCGAGCACGTTCCAGAGCCACTCGTCCTCGCCGCGCGAGCGGTCGATCGGGACCCCATTGAGAGCGAACACAGACCGGCGCGCCATCATGACCGCCATCGTGACCGGGTCGCCTTTCGCCGCGCGGCTTGCTTCGAGCTCCGCCGCCGCCGTGAGGCTCTCCACCGTGAGCTCGAAGTCGTCATCGAAGACGTCCGGCTCGCAGATCGTGTGATCGACCCGGAAGGTCAGCCTCCGGTGGGGTATCGTCTTGCGCTTGCCGTCCGCGATCGACGAAGTGCTCCGCTCGAAGGCGCGCTTGAGCATCCCGGGGTCGCGTTTCCACTTCGGCGGCTCCGGCGCCTCGGGCTCGTGGTTCTCAGGCCTCTCGTCGTTCTCGTCCTTCATCACTCACCTTGCCTTTCCGCAGCGGCGCCGCGCTCCGTTGCCATTCCGACCAGCTTCGGATCGACGCCGGAGATCCGGCGCCACCGCTCGATCGCGACGTCGCAGTACCGCGGCTCCAGTTCGATCGAGACCGCGCTGCGCTTCATGACCTCAGCAGCCACCAGCGTCGAGCCCGATCCGCCAAAGACGTCGATCACCCGGTCGCCCGGAGAGGTCGAATTTCGCATGGCGCGCATCGCCAGGCTCGTCGGCTTCTGCGTCGGGTGCATGTACGCCGACGCAGCATCCTTGCGCTCGTCCCACACGGTCGACTGCGTGCGGTCATAGACCTTGTGCCTCTTGCCGCCTGGCACCTCTCCGTAGAGGATTGGCTCGTAGCCGTTGCGGTAGTCCTGCCATCCCATGGTCGCGGTCGGCTTCACCCAGACAAGGGTGCCGAGCAGTTCGAATCCTGCGCTGAGGAAGGCGCCCTCGAATGCGAGACGGATCCCTGGACGCTGGTCGCCGTGGAACACGTACGCGGTTGCGCCAGGCGCAAGCCAGGCACGCGCCGCCCGAAACGCCTCCTCCAGAAACACACGCAGCTCAGAGGGGCTCATGTCATCGTTCTTGATCTTCGCGTGCTTCGCCCCTCTGCTGTTGTTCGAGCCGCCTCGGCTCTGGTAGTTCACGCCGTACGGTGGGTCGGTGAAAAGCATCGCACACGGATCGCCTGTCGGCGCCACGCGCCGTGCGTCGCCACAGATGACCAGGTGGCGACCGCACTCCCAGACCTGCCCGCGATCGACTCGCTGCGGCACGTCGGCGTCCGCCAGAGCCTCGTCAACAGAGGCGGGCGCCGATCGCTCCAGTCGCTTCTCGGCCTCGGCGAGCTCCTGCGCCGCCATGGCCTCGACCTCCTCCACGGAGAATCCGGTCACCTCGACCTGATCCGGTGTGAACCCGTCGAGGATCTCGGCGAGCTTGAGCCCGTCCCAGGTAGCGATCTCCCCCAGCCTGTTGTCCGCCACGACGTAGCGGCGCGCGAGCTCCGGGTCGTGGTCGGTCTGGAGGATCGGGACCTCGGCCAGCCCGAGCCGCTCCGCCGCCATGAACCGCGTGTCGCCCGCCTCGACCTCGCCCGCCGCGTCCATCAGAAGCGGCGTCGTCCAGCCGAACTCCTGGAGCGACTCCACGATCGCTCCGACCGCTTTCGCGTTGTCGCGGGGGTTGTTTGTCCGCCTCCGGAGCTCAGAGATCGGCCGGAACGGGACCCCCTGCGCCCGCAGCGCCTCCAGGGACCGCAGTAGCCGCTCGGACGGAGCCGCCGGCTGCGCGGCCTTCGTTCGCCTCTTCGTCGCCATGCTTGCCTCGCCTCTTCCGCGGCCGCTTGGGGCCGCACGCGGCGCCGGAAGGGTGCTCCCACCGGCGCCGCCGTTCTGCCACGCGCCTCGTGCGCGGGCTCGGAGCTCAGAGCAGGAACCGTCCGCCCGAGCACTCGAAGTCGATCGAGGCCGTCACGTACTCGTCCCGGCCGCCGATCCGCGTCGGGAGCGGGCCGAAGAACACGTTCTCCAGCAGGACCCGAGGCCGCTCGCCGCTCGGGAAGGAGAGCGTCAGGATGACGTTGAAGACCGCGGTCCCCGACGTGGCGTCGCGACGCTGGGAGCGCGCGACGATCTTGTCGACCAGCGAGAACCAGGACTGCCGGTCGAGGTGGAACTCCAGGCGGCCGGAGACCCCGCGGAAGATGTCGTCCTTCCGCTCCGTGGCCTCGCCGAGGTAGCCCTCGGAGAGGACCTCGGTCTTGAATTCGATCTCCGCCGAGGAGATGCCGCCCTGACCGACCGAGTCCTCGGTTCCGTCCGGGCTCGTGAGGGTGATTCGGACCTCCTGGCCCTTTACACGCTGCGCCATCTTCGCTCTCCGTTCGCGGGGCTACGACCCCTGGTTCAGCCTGGTTCGGTGATGGTGACCACGCCCTCGCCGATCTCGGTCTGGAGCACGATGTCGTCCATGGAGGAGAGCGTGCGGACCTTGATGATGTAGACGAAAACCCCGAGCGCCGTGAGCGTCTCGGTCTGCCCGTCCCGCTCGTTGACGAGGTAACTGTTGATCCGCTGGTTGTCCGGGACTTCCGCGGACTGCAGACCGCCGAGGAACTGCTCGATGATGCCGCGGATCGCGTCGCGCCGCGCGAGCGTCCCGAGCTTTTTCACGTAGGGGAGGATCGCCCGCGCGAGCGAGTCCTGGATGAAGTCCGCCATTTTGCGGCGCGCTTGGGTCTTGAGACCCGGGGTGAGCGAGGTCGTGACGCCGCTCTGGAACACCATGACCTGGCCGCCGTTCGGCGAGTCGACCATGCGAGGCGCGCAGATCCCGGCCGCTTTGAGGGCGATGTAGTTGCTCATCCGGAGCGGCGTCGCGAGGTCCTCGATCCCGAGAACGTAGTCCACGAGCCCCTCGGTCAGCTGGCCAGGGTTCTCCTCTGGGTTGAGGCGCGCGTTGATGACCGCAAGCGGGTTGTCGGCTCGCACCGTGATCACACCGTCCGCCGTGAACCCGAGACCCCCAGCCACGCCCACTTCCGCGATCTCCGGGATCCGGACCTTCACCCCGGGCCAGGTGTACCCAAGGAACCGGTCCGAGCGCCACAGCGCGACGTCGGCGATCGCCTGGCTCTGCGTGTAACCGATCGGCGCGCCAGAGATGAACTTCCGACCGAAGAGCCCCTCGGAGCTCGCGTCGATCGCGTTCTGCCGCCCGCGGCGCACGACCTCTGTCGAGCGCCGAGCGCTGATCGAGTAGTTGGCCTCTCTCGTGACCTTCGTCGGGTCGAGCGTTGCGTCGAACGCCGCGAGGTACGCGTTGTCCATCTGGACCTCGTTCTTCGCCGCGCTCAGGGCGAGCGGGTTCGTGACCGAGAGCAGCGCCCACGACGCCTGGTCCGTGACGGTCGTGACCGACGCGGCGGGCGCGCCCGCCGCCGAGCCGTCGTCGAGCAGCGGCCGGACCTTGACGCTGAACGGGCCGGGCTGGGGCGCGGTCGCCGTGCCCGCGGGCACGGAAAGGGTCTGCATCGTGACCCAGGTCGAGGAGCCGTCCCCGACGCGCGTCCCGGCCGGGATGGACCCGCCCGGGTGAACTCCCGCCGCGACCGTCGTGCCAACCGGGTCCAGCCCAAGAGCGGTCGCCATGGCGCCTGCCGCGATCGAGATCGTGCCGCCGCCCGAGGACCGGCGGACCTGCAGGCGCCCCGCGCCGTCGAGCGCCGAAGTGCAGTTGATCGCGGTCAGCGCAGCCGTTCCGTTGATGATCGCCGCCACCTCGGCCGGCGTGACCGCGTTGACGTTCGCGACGTTGCCGGTGCCGTTCGTGGTGCCCGCCGTGTGGAACAGAGCCGCGAGCGCGCCGGCAGTGACATCCGACAAGGTGACCCGTCCCGCGGTGCCCGCCACGGTGCCAGAGATCGTGAGGATCCCGAGCGATTCCGTCGCCGCGGCGAAGCCGAGAGCCGCGTTGATCCGCGCCGCGACTTGCGGCGCGGTCTGATCGGTGGAGGCGAAGGTCACGGTGACCTCCGGGTTCGCGTCGATTGCGATCCTGATCTGCTCGCCACCCAGGTATCCCGTGGAGACGATCGCGGAAGAGCCGACGCGCGCCGCGGGGACGGCCGCGATCGCCGTGGAGCTCACCGGACCGCCCGTGTCGGTCGTGACCGAGATCTGTTGGCCAGCGACCAGCTGGTAGGGACCCTTCGTGCCGCCGATCGAGGCCTGCGCCGAGAACGCGACCTCGCCGACCGAGGTGTCGACGCGAGCCAGCATGATCCGCTTCGCGCTCAAGAACTTCGTCTTGAGGAAGCCGTTGCCGTTCCAAAGCTCGGAGAGATGGCGGCGCGCGCACGGGGCCGACGACTTGACCCCCGAGTGAGTGAATCCAAAGCCACCGAACCGGGCGACCATGTCCTCGGAGCCGAAGATCTCCTGCGGGCCCTGGTTGCGGTAGGCCGAGTCGAAGAAGCTTGCGTCCCCGCCCGTGGCGAAGGGTCCGTCCTCGAACTCGCCGACGATCATGACGGCTCCCGTGCCGACTCCGACCGCAGGAGCTTGCGGCGGCAGGTCGACGACCGTGACCGCTTCGATCTCGGTGAGGGTTTCGATGGATGGGGCACTCGTGAAGCGGCGGATGAAGCCGGCCATGGTCTACTCCTGCACGAAGTCGGGTTCGGTGACAGCGATGGTGCTCGTATCCGCCGACTCGCCGATCTCGGCGAGCGCGACGCGCGCGCTCGCGAGCCTAGCACAGCGAAGGTGGACCTCATCGACCTCGGCCCGGACGCGCACCATCAGTCGGCGCTCGCGCGGGTAGATCGAGAACTCGTTGTCCATCCGCTGCGCGTCCACCAGGGTCAAACGCACCGGGCGCCCGAAGTAGGTCTCGGGACCCTGGACGAGCAGCCCGTACTGATCCTCGCCCGGGGCGAACAAAGACGGGAGGGCGGCCGCGATGGCTTCGCGCGTCGGCTCGTCCGGAGCCCAAAAGTCGACCTGGAACGTCGACGCGAGCTCCGCCGTCTTCCAGAGCACGGTTTCGGGCTCGAAAAGCCCGATCGTCTCTTCCAGCGGGGCTGGCACGAGAGCGAAGGTCTCGAAGACCGCGGCACCAAGGTCAAGGATCGACGCGCAAGGCGTGTCGAGCGCGACCTTCGAGTCCGGCCACTGCCTGAGCACGCCACGCAGGGCGAACGGGCGGTCGGGGGCGTCCTTGCCCCACTGCGTGAACGACGCGCGCGCCAGGAAGGCCGCCAGAGCCTCCGCCATGGCGGACCTGCCGTCGACCGACGGCCGGCGGACCGTGGCCTGGACGGGGCGCGGGGAGAGCACTGCGCCGACGCGCGCGCCGTCGGTTGCGCCCGTTCGCGTCTTGGCGTCCTCGCTCACCAGCGTCAGCCTATCGCGAGCCTGAGCTGGCCGCCATCCTCGACAGCTCTGTGATGATCTCGGCGCGCAGGATCGGCGGCAGCCTGGCGAACGCCTTCGCCATGTAGCCACGGGGAGCGATCCCGTCGCGAGCGATCTTGCGCTGGATCGCCCGCGCGATCTGACGCGCCTCAGCTGGCGATCCCGCCAGCTTCTTCCTGACTACCCACCTGACCAACGGATCCAGAGGCGGCGTGAACGGTCTCGTCCCGTACTCCATCATCGGCGCGTGGGGCGCGGAGACCGAGACGATCCCACCGTCCTCGACGAGCTCCGTGTCGACGCTCCCCCGGAGCTCCCCTGAGCTGACGGCAGGATGAGGAGTCGCCGTGTCGATCTCCTGGACGACGATCCCGTTCAACCTGAGCGCCGCGCTCTGAAGCGCGCGAACGTAGGCGCGTCGGATCTCCGGCACGAACCGGGTCACGCGCCTCTCGAAGTCCGTGAGCGTGATGTTGCGGGTCACCGCGCAGCCGTCATTCGAGCCAGCCCTCGATGACCGCGGTCCCGCGGATGATCGAGGACGGGGTCGCGGTTGCGACCGGCATCTTCAAGATGAGGTGGAACGTCTGCCCGGAATCCACGACGAACGGGGTGTCCGAGGTGAAGATCACGGGCTGGTTTGCCATGCCGCCGACCGGGGTGCCGACCGCGAGCGTCTGAGCGCCGATGGCCTTGCGGAAGCTGTTGGCAGCCAGGGTCACCGCGGCGGCGCGGCCGATGCCCCACTGCAGGAGCGTCGGGGTCGTGGCAATCGCGGCGCCCATGACCCAGGTGTCGATCTGGACCCTGGTGACGTGCAGGGTCATTCCGGCCGGCACGGCGAAGCCGAAGAGGGCGTAGTCGGTCTCGGCTCCACCGACCGCGGCGAACTGCCACTGACCGCCGAGGGTCGTGTAGCCGGCCGCGGTGTTCGAGAGCGTGGCGCTCGCGGGCGCCGCCGTGTTGGCATAGTTCGCCAGCTGCGCGCCTGACGTCGGGTTGAACAGCGTCGTGCGGCCCGAGCGCGCCATCGCCTGCGGCAGCGTGCGCCCCTCGTCGATTTCCTGCTGCATGACTGCGACCTCAGAGTAGAGGACGCGGTTTGCGGTCGCGGGCGCGGAGACGTTGAGCACGCGGATCAGGACCGGAAGCGCGCGCAGCGCGGTCGCCCTGGCCTGCGTGGCCGTGTATTTCAGGGTCGCGTCGAGGACCGGCTCCGTCGGGGTCCCGCCGTCGACAGACCAGACGATCACGCGGAAGCCGTCGTCCTGCCAATACAGATCGACATCGTACCAGCGATCCGGGCTGATCTGGTTCGCGCCGGATCCTATCGAGACGCCGGTGGAGACAACCACCGTGTCGGCGCTGCTCATGACGTCCACGAGCTCGACGGCTCCGGAGGTCGTGACGCGGAGGAAAACGCCATCGACCAGCTGCTCGACCGTCGTGGTCGCCGTGCCGAACCCGACCTGGATGACAGAGCCGGTCGCGTTCCAGTCGAAGCGCATCCGGAAGCTCGCCCGCAGGACGCCCTCGCGTGGCTTCGTGAAGCGCGCGACGCTCGTGTGTGCCGCGACGACGTTGGCCGCGACCGAGTTTCCGGCGTTCATGGTGACGATTCCAGGCGCAACCTGCGTCACCGTCATCGTCGTCAGCGTCTGCGTCCACTGCTGCGTGTTGACCGCGGTTCCGTCCACCGGGTCCCAGAAGAGGAGCCCGTTCACGCGCGCGAGCCCGAGGCCGCCCAGGGCGCCGACGCGGACCGGGCGAGCGACCGCGTCCTGGTAGCCGGCGATCGGAAACCCGCGCTTCGCGGGCACGAGCGCCCCATCATCCACGACCGCGGGGGTGCCGTCGGCTCCGTAGAGCACGACGCGGGCGGACCCCAGGTCCCCCTTGAGCTCGTCGCCGCCGTTTTCGAACAAGATTCCGAGTCCCATGACGTCCTCTACGTGAGCTGGATCCAGTCGACGAAGAACTCGCCGGAGGCGCGTCCCTGACGGACGATACCGCGAATGTCGAACCCGACGCCCGGAGTGATCGGGCCGACGCGGACCTCGATTGTCTCGGCGAACGCCTCGTCGGCAGAGTGATCTGGCGTCGAGACCGCCGCAACGCTCGCCACGACGCGAGAGGTCGAGGTCACAGTGGGGCTCGCCACCGTGACGACCGCCACGGTGCCGCGCGCTCCGAAGTTAAGGCTCGCTCGGCCGGCGACCCAGGGGTTGATCCAGGCGGTCGCATAGTCGACGCCGCTCGTCTTCGCGAGCAACTGTCCAGTGGAGCCTCCGACCGGCACGCCAGGGCCCGCAGGACCGGTGGCCCCGGCCGGACCCTGGGGCCCGGTGGGGCCGGGGTCGCCCTGCGGGCCGGCCGGACCCTGGGGCCCGGGGTCGCCCTGCGGGCCGGCCGGACCCTGGGGCCCGGGGTCGCCCTGCGGGCCGGCCGGACCCTGGGGCCCGGTGGGGCCGGGCGGCCCTGTGGCGCCCGGATCCCCTTGGATGCCCTGAGGTCCTTGCGGGCCCGGTGGGCCCGCGGGCCCGGTGGGCCCCGGCGGTCCCTGCGGACCGGGCTCTCCGGCCATGCCCCGAGGACCCGGCGGGCCAGGACGCCCGCGCGCGGTCTCGTAGGGGTTGGCCTCCGACCACGGATCCGACCCCTCCGGCGCCGTGGAGCACCCGTCGAGCTCGCCGACGACGCGCACGGAGCCGTCCCGGCGGCGCCCACCGTCCTGCCGGATGAGGCGCGCGACCCACTGAAAGCCGTCGGCATCCCGGAACGGCATCCCGGAGACGGCAAACCGCCTCCGCTCGGTGGAGCCGTCCCGCGCGTCGACCCGGACCTCGACGAAGATCTCGACCCCCGGCCGCTCGTCGCACCCGAACAGGTCCCGTAGCTCGTCCTCGGTGTACCTCGGGCTGATCTCGGTGAGCGTGGCCAAGCCGCGCTCCACGAGGCCGCCCGACCGCGGCTCCGAAGTGACCGAGGGCTCGATGAGCTTGGGGGTCGGGACGAACTCCCGCTCGAACGAGACCGGCTCTCCGCGCCCGACCTCGCCTCCGCTCCAGCGCACCAAGACGGAAAAGACGCGGTAGGGGCGCAGGCCCATGTCGGAGACGAGCGAGCGCACGTCGTCGACGATCGCGCCCATTCCCTCGGCAAACGTCGCGCTCGGATCGTCCGGGGGGAAGAGTTCCGGGTTGTCGTTCGGCGTCAGGACCCGCGGGTTCCGCTGCTTCACGACCCGACGCTCCTCCCGCCGACGCTCCCCATGCCGGAGATCCCTTGGTACATCATCTGCGAGTAGGGGTTGCTTACGACGCCGAGCCCATCGGCCAGGCGCGTCACCCAGTACAGGAGCTCCTTCCGGAGCATCCGGCTCTCGTGCGGGTTGAGCTCGACCTCGCCGACCTTCGTCGCCTTGAACCGGCGCCTGGCCTCGCTCATCTGCGCCTCGATCGCGAGGCACTCACAGAGCGCGCGCCGGACCGTGTACTCGCCCTGTGGCGTCAGCCGCTTGAAGGCGTCCTCGACGAGGAAGAGGGGCTGGCTCGCCGCCGGGTAGCCCAACTGGATCGACTGCGCGAGAGCCACCCAGGACGGGTAGCTCAAGAAGTAGCGGATCTGCGTCTTCTCGTCGTCGCTGAATGCCACGGCTCAGTCCTCTTTGGGCACGGGGTCTGGCCCATCACAGGGCTCCGCCATGATGCCCTGGGCCGCGAGCGCCGCGAGGTCGTGCGAGACCGTCGAGACGACGACCCCCACCTTGATCTCGTGGAACCCGTCCAGGTAGACCCGGCCGCCCTTCGTGACCCGGTAGAAGCGGGTCGCGGGAGTCGCCGCCGGTGCGCTGGCCTCCGCCTGGCTGGCCGGCGGAGCCGCGGGCGCCTCGGGCTCGGGCATGGATCCATGGGGGCCGTCCAGCGGGCCAGCGTCCGCCTCCGGGGCCACGGGCGCCATGGACGCCGCCTCGGGCGCGGAGCCGGGCGCCTGGGGGCCAGCGTGGGGCGCGTCGGTGGCATCCTGGACGGGAGTCGGGTCGGCAAGCACGGCGAGGGGCTTCTTCTTCGACATGCCGCCGAGCGTAGCAGCGCGAGACGGAAAGACGAAGGGCCCGAAGCCTGAGCTCCGAGCCCTCCGTGAGTCGCTGCCTTCGCTCAGGCGTGCTCGATGACCGCGGCGCGCTTGAACCGCGCGGCGTTGCCGATGAGCGCGTCCGAGGGGACCGCGAAGTCGCCCGACCAGGACCAGGCCTGGCTGACGATCTGCTGAAGGCGGTCCTGTGGGGCGCGGAGGATGTAGCGGATCCGCTGCGTCATCACCTGGACGCCGCCGTTCACCACCGAGAACTCGCCGATCTTGCCCATCACGCCGGCCTCCGTGATGAAGGCCGACTCGTCGATGTACTTCTCGTACAGCGCACCGCCGCCGAGCACGAGCGCACGCTTGATCGGGAGCCCGCTCTGGTTGACCACCTCGCCGCCGATCTCGCCCGCGCAGCGCGCGCTGCCGGAGCCACCCGACGTGTCGGACAGCGGCCCCGAGTTCGTTTCGTCGGGGTTCTCCGTGTTCCGGTAGAACCGGCAGCCGACGAGCTGGCCGATGCCCAGGTCGCGGTAGACCGCGTTCTCGGGCAGCGACTGGAACAGTCGCTGGAAGGCATTGTCCGCGAAGAGCTCGGCCTCACCCTCGGGCGTGACGTGGACGTGGTAGAAGCCATCCGACGTCGGAGGCACGTTGTTCGATCGAAGGCGCGCCACCGTGTCGATCACGGTCTGGAGGGTGAGCACAGAGCTCGCCACGAGAGAGTCCACCGTCGCGCCGCCGCCGACGCGGGTGATCCGCGAGCGGGTCGCCGCACGGACCGCGCTCCGGAGCGCGAGGCCGACGGTCGTCGCGGCACCGAGCGTGAGCACGCCGGGACCGAGCGGGTTCGCCGGGTCGTTCGGCACTGCCGCGACGACCGTGTTCGGCGGCTCGCCGCCGGTGAAGGTCACCGCGAGCGGGTTCGCCGGGCTGACGGGCTGCAAGCGCCCGTTCGCCAGGACCTCGGTGAAGCCGTTGATCGATGCCACCGGGACCGCGAACACGCCGGCCGCCACGACCGCCGTGTTGACGGTCTCGCCGCCGAGGTACGCCGCGAAGAGCTTGTTCCGCGGCAAGCGGTTCATGGTCTGGCCGGCGTTCATACCGAGCACGACCACGTCCGCCAGGAACGTCGGCGCAAGCGCGACGTGGCTGGTGGGCATGTGAGTGTCGATCGCCTTGCCGCGCTGCGTGGCCTCGACCTCCCACTGCTCCGTCTGGTAGGTACCCATGCTCGGGTCCGAGCCCGGAGTGATCGGAGCAAGGTCGACAGCCATGAGGCCCTTGCGAGTGAAGACCTGCCGCTGGCCGATGTTGGCGTCCCACTTCTCCGCCATGGCCTCGCTCCGGTAGAGCAGGCGCGGGAAGAGGGCGTCGTGGAACTGACGCATCAGCGTCCGGTCCTGGATGATGTTGACAAGGCCGGGGGCGAGGCCGAGATTTGCGATCGACATGAGGACGATCCTCCGATGAGGTGGGAGTCTGTTGTGGCTTTTCGACTACCGCCGTCCGCTCGTACCGACCGTTTCCGCCGTCGTCGCGTAGAGAGCGCGGGGGTGAACTTGCCGTGGAACCCTAGCGCGCCGAGGACGGTGCGCGCAATTGCTCAGCCGACGCCGAGCGAGGCGAGGTGCCTGCGGAACTCGTCGGGCGTCATCTGCATCGCGTCCTTTTGCTGCGTCACCGACCCCGCTGCCGGAGGCTGGGGCTGAGCGCCGGAGCCGTGCGTCGTGGCCGCCGGAGATGAGGCCTGCTTCGCCGCCGTGCCCACGTCGTCGACGCCGAGCTTCACGCGCTCGCGAGGGTCCTTGAGGAGCTCCGCGACGAAGGCGTCGGCGGAGAACTCGGTCCCGGCGAGCTTCGCCGCCGCTTCGGCCTGGCGGAGCTTCCAGGTCCCGTACTCGTCATCCCGGACCCCGTGCCTCGCGAACACGCGCGCAGCCTGGGCCTCGGACATGGCGCGAGCCGCCTCCGCGCGAGCCGCCTCGGCCTCCGCGCGCAGCTTGTCGATCTCCGCCTTGTTCCGCTCGGCTTCGGTCATCGCGGCCTTCTTCCGCTCTTCTTCGGCCGCTTCGAGCTCGGCCAGACGCGCGAGGCGGGCCTTTGCGTCTTCGAGGTCGACCCCCAGGACCTTCTTCACGGCGCTCTTCGTGGCGCGCTCGACGCGGTCGTCGAAGAGCTCCTTCGTCGGAAACGTCGCGAACGGCTCCGACGGAGCCGTTGCCGTCGGCGGGGTGACGGTGGGCTTGATCTCGCCGCCGAGACCGGCGGCCTTGCTTTCGGCGTCCATGCTCTCGCTCTCCTCTCGTGCGGGATGGTTCCCGCGTAGACGTGCCGGTCTCTCCCGGCTGTCACGCCTTGCGTCAGGCCCCGCAGGTGCCCTCGCTCCCAGACGTCGGGAGGGAAGCGCGGAATGGCTCTTCCGTGCTCCCCCTCATTCAGAGCGCGACGTCCGCCGCGAGCGCGTCCTTGAGGGAGCGCGCCGCGCTCCCCGCCGAGGGCTTCGCGATGTAGGTGACGGTGGCCTGGGTCGCCGCATCCGCCGAGGCGAACGCGATGGTCCCCGTGTCGGTGACGGCTGCCTGGCCCGCGCCTACGGCCGCGCCACGGAAGGTGACGGTCTTGGCGCCGACCGAGCCGCCGATCGTGACGGTGGCCGAGAGCAGGATGAGCGCCTCCTTGCCCTGCAGGGGGGTCGCGACGTTCGATACCACGGGAAGGGTCTCGGTCACGATCTCGCCCTCGGCGGGGAGGTAGACGACGTCCGCCGACGTCACCGCGTCCGCGGTGGCGAACAGAATGTCGCCGGTGGGGCTGACCCCCACCTGTCCCGTGGCCGGGGTCGCGCCGGTGGCGATGGGGACAAGCTGCTGCGTGAGCGTGCCCGTGCGCGAGTACGCGAACAGGACCGCCAGCGCTTTCTGCGCGTTCGGGAGCGTGAGCCTGTTGGAGCTCACCGAGCCCGACACGAAAGCGGGCATCAAGGCCAGGGCGTTGCCCAGCTTGATCGCCTGGGCCGAGCTCGCGAGCTTGTTCGGGTTGCTCTCGTTCAGGACGTCTCGGTTGCTTCGCATGATCTTGATCTCCTCTGTCGGCCCCGGTTAGGAGCGCCCGGCTGCGACGATCTGGATCCCCGCCACGCCAGAGACCTGGACGCGCGAGGGAGGCGGCGGGCTCGTCGTGCCCGCCTGCGGAAACTCGATGAGCAGCGTCCCGTGGAGAGGGACGTCGGCGCCCTCGCCCGTGTCGCTGGGGGTGCCGGCAAAGCCGAGCGTCGCCGCGCCGGTGCCGCCCGTGACGTCGAGCGTCGAGGCGGCGCCGGTTCCGAGGCCGAGGATCTGGATCTGGCCGGTCGTCAGGACCGAGGCGCGCGGCGTCGCGAGCCCCGCCAGGGCGCAGGCCGCGTTGATCCGCGCCGCGCACTGGACCGCGGTCTGGTCGGTCACCAAGAAGGCGACCGAGACCGCCACGCCGTTGAAGTTGAGGTTGAGCGTCTCGCCGCCCGCGAAGAGGGTCGGGAAGGTGCCCGCGCTCCCGGTGAGGACCGGCTCAGCCGCGCCGATCCGCACGAGGATCGGCGCGTCGGACCGCATGTAGAGGAACTCGATCGAGGTGAGGTCCCCCAGCAGGTCCAGGTCGACGAACGAGGCGCCGACGGCGCCCGCGGTCGCGATCCGGATCGGAGCCGCGGTCTCGACGAGGGTCTGGAAGACCTGGCCCGTCGAGCATCGCAGCGCGAGCGACCGCAAGCTGCGGTCCGCGGAGCCGCACGAGCTCGCGCACGCGCCGCCGCCGACCTCCAGCGTGCCCTTGAGCGTGAGCGAGTCGGTCACGACTCAGACCTTTCCGTGGCCGTCGTTCGGACCGGGGAGCGGCGGGTTGGCGGGCGAGTAGCTCGTGCCGTTCGTGGTGAACGGCAGGCCGCTCTGCGAGATCGGCACCGGGGCGCCGGAGATCGGCCACGGTCCGCCGGGAGCGGCGCCCTGGACGAAGTTCGGGTCCGAATGCGGACCCTGGGTCGTGTCGCCGCCGGTGGGGTTGACGGCACCGGGGCTGTTCAGAAACGCGGGTCGGTCCATGCCAGCAAGCGTCGCAGAACGCGCACTCGCACGCAAGGACGCCCGCGGTGCCCCGACGTCGCCACGCACGCCACGACGGAGCTCAGCGCAGGCGGAAGGGCGAGCCGGCCTGGTCGGTGGCCTTGGGGGCGCCCGGGGGCGCGTCGGAGAGGCCTCCCGACTGCATACGCTCCGCCGTCAGGTGCAGCGGGCCGTCCGCGTAGAAGCGGGCAGCCTCGGACTGCACGGGGACGTCGTTGCCGATCTTCGATCGCGCCTCCACGAGGGCAGCCGTGGTCGCCGCGTTGATCTGGTCGAGCGTGTGGAGCTTCGGGGTCGGCATCAGGGAAGGGTAGCGGATCGTCAGCCCTGCCACCAGAACGCTTCCATGGCGGACGCCCAGTCCCGGTCGGCCGTCCCAAGGCCGCCGACCTCTTCCGCCTTCGCGACGCAGCGCTTTCGGCCCGCTTCAAGGTCGGCCACCTCCTCCTCCCGAGACCGCACGGCTGGGTTCGGGTGGTAGAGGATCGCGTCGATCTCCTTGCCGCCGAGGTACGCCAGCCAGATCCAGACGCGAGCGCGCCTGCGCCGGGCAGCGCAGGCATCGCACGCAAGAATCGGGAGCCTCATGGGCGGAGAGTGGGGGTCTCGCCAAGCAGGTCCTCGCCCACGAGTTCTCCTATCCGGCGCCAGTGGGCCCTCTCCCTGGACGCCTCCGCAGCCAGAGCCTGCTGCCGAGACCGCTCAGCCGTGCGAGCGTACCGGAGCTCGGCGAGCAGCACCCGGATCTCGTCGCGCAGGTCCGGCTCGGCGTGCCGGCGCTCCAGCACGTCGGCGAGATCGAGAGCGATCTCGCCGATCGATCGGGGGGATTCGTCGTACATGGGATCGTTGTACATGGAGGCTCCTTTCAGGGGTGGAATGCACGAGGCTGGGGCCTTCAGAACTTGCCTGCGCTCAGGTGTCCTGCATTGCAGCGGCCCGCGCGATCACGCGGGCGCACGCGACGAGTGCTGCGGGCACCCCGTCGAGTGCCCGGTCGCATACTGCGACCTGGGCATCGTCGCCGGCGAGTTCCGCCTCGGCACGGAGCTTGGTGATCTGATCGGTCGTGGGGAAAGGGTGAACCGTGCCCGTGTTCGTGTTCGTGTCGTCCATGGAGATGGTGGTCATTTCGCTTTCCTTTTCCGTTGGCGTCTGCCAACACCGGTAATCTAATCCGGTTTCCCCTCCTTGCAAGCCTGAAAAGCTCTTTTGCTTACCTCGCCCGGTCGATTCTTTCGATCAGCATCGAACTCCCCCGTGAACCACGTAGTTCTGGAGCTTGAGCAGGTCCGTATCCGTGTCGCCGCCGGGGTCGAAGTCCGAGCCGCAGGACGCGCGGCCGTGTTTGCGCCACCAAGCGATGGTGATGGGGGTGAACTCGACCCGGGCGCCCTGGGAGTCAACGAAGCGGAGGCGCTCGGGCTCGTCGCGCAGGATCTTCCGGATCTCGCGCCCGCGTTCCCGGTCGGCGCCGAAGAACATCACGATCACCCGCTTCCGGCCGCGGTCGTCCTTGTCGACGTGGAGGCGGACCCCAGACGCGACCTCGCCGTTCGGCGTGTCGGTCGACACCCGGAGGATGCAGGCTGCGCCCGCGACCGCGAAGTCGAACTTCTTGGGATGGATTGCCATGCCTCCATCCTGGCGCGGGCCCAGCGAGCGCGCGAGCCCAAGGTTCAGCGTCAATAGTAGAAAAACTGATCCACGGGAACCCCGTTGATCTCGGTCACTCCACGCTTGCGGCAGACGTCGAGCGCTTTGTCCCGCGCCGCAGGCGTCTTGCACCGCACCCGCCGGACCGCGGCGATTGAGAGCGCGCCCTGTAGCATGACCTCGTTGTTCGAGCGCGGGTTCATGGTCTCGGCGATCTGCCTGGCGCCCCAGCGATCTTTGACCACTCCACCACCGGCCCTGCCATAGAGGTCGGTCGGGAAGCCCCAGATATCCATGCGCCCGAGCTCGCTCGGGTCGATCTCCAGCGTCGGGCGCGCGGGGACCCCGCGCGCCACGCGCAGGAAGACTCCGTCCGAGCCTCCGGTAGTGAGGTCGCGCATGGAGCTCAGTCCGCGCTCGTGGACGTTGCCGCGATTGAATCGCTCCAGCGTGGACGCCAGCGCGATCCCGTCCTGCGCGGCGGCGATCGCCGCCGGCAGGTCGGTCCAGGTGCTGTTGTGAGTGAGGTGCGTGATGCCGGCCTTCTGCATGGCGGCAGCGAGGCGCGCCGAGAAGGGCCCGATCCTCCCGGGTGCAGTCTCGACGATCCGCGTGTCCTCGTCGAGCTCCCGCAGCGTCGGGAGCGGCCCGTTGGAGACGTCCGCGTTGGCCTCCCAGACCTCGTCCACGGCACGCGCGAGCCCCACCTTCGCGATCCTCTTGTTCAGCGCGTCGCCGAACCGCACCGGGTCCACCCAGCCCAGGAGCCGGGCCCGGCGGAGGCGCACGCGGTCCTCCGGAGCCGGCACCCGGCCCGCGCCGCTCACGCCGATCCGCTCGGTGACCTCCACAAACGCGGCGTGCGCCTCGGCGGGGTCGTCGCTGTCGACGTAGATCTCGACCGAGTTGTGGGCCGCGTTCAGCACGTCGCGCACATAGGGGGCGGCGTTCCGGTCTCGATACTGCCTCACCCGCACCGTGCGCCCGTTCCGAGCGGTGAATCGGACCTCAACCATCTGGGCGTGCTCCTCGTAGTCGCCGACGGGGACGGGCTGCGGGGAGGTGTGCCCTTGGCTTGTGTCCTGGTACATGGCGAGTTCGTCGAGGCTCTTCCTGGTCACTTGGCCGCCGTGCGTGGACGTGCCCGCCCGGAAGTGAGCTTTCGCCGTCCTGGCACCTGCCTCGGCCTGCAGCCGTCGGAACGCTTCGTCGCCGGCCTCCCTGGTGAGCTTGAACGCCACGCGGGTCATCTCGCGCTCGCCGACGCGCTCGACCCGAAAGTTGACCTCCGTGTTTTCGATCCACTGCCCGTCGGAGCTCACCGCCTCGCCCGATGACAGCCGGAGCCGGCGGGAGGCGCGCAGCCGCGGAACGTGCTCCAGGTCCTCGACGACGACGCGCGTGATCGGCGTCAGGGAAGGGCTGACCGGAGCTGATGGCGGCCCAGACGCCGTGAACAGGAGCGAGGCAGGCACCGTCGGCGGAGCCGGCACTACGCCGGTCGCCTTCACGTGCCCGATCGCGTTCGAGACGAGGTGGGCGTACTCGGCCGCGGCCTGCGGCGAGGTGAACTTCGCCGCCGCCCAGCCGAGATAGCCAGGGGGGGTGACGCTGTAGACCCCCGGCGAGTCGGTCATGAAGTAGCCCGCCTTGGTTCCCCCGACATAGATGTCGTTGAACCCGGACACCGCCTTGATCTCGTGCGTTCCGAGGGTCGGGAGGTGCGGGTGAGCGATGCCCGTGCCCGAAGGCGGAGGAGGCGGGGGCGGCGGAGGTGGAGGTGGCGGGGGCGGCGGAGGTGGAGGTGGAGGAGGTGGAGGGGGCGGAGGGGGAGCCGCGAGCGCCTGGTAGTGCGCGAGGATCTCCTGCTTGACCGTGGCCGGGTTCGCCGCCAGGCCGGCGAGGTGCTTCTTCTTGCTGTGAGCGTTGGCCTCGACGCCGAAGAGCTCCCAGTGAAGGTTCGCAAGCGTGAGCTCCGGGTCGGCCTCGGCGGCGGCAAGCGCCTGGTCGAGCACCTCCTCGACGTTGCCGCCCTCCTTCGCGATCTTCGCCGTGGCCGCCGCCATCTTCTTCGCGATCTTCTTCGCGGCCGACGTGGCGGCGTACTTCGCCAGCGTCGCCGCCTTCTTCGCCGCGGCGGCGGCCTGCTTGGCCGCCTGCGCCTGGGCCTCGGCGGTCGCCTTCGCCGCCGCGGCGGCCTGCGCCTGGGCCGCGGCGGCGGCTTCCTGGGCGGCCTTGCGCGACGCCCGGATCTGGGCCGCCTGCGCGTCCCGCTCGGCCTTGATGGCGCGCAGGAGCTCCGCGCGCTTGCCCTCCTCGACCTCCTGCCCATGCGAGGCGGAGGCCAGGAGCGCGTCCGCCACGGCTCCAGGGGGCGCCGGGCGGGTGTCCGGGAGCTCGGGCCATGACTCCCGCCAGGGGATCACGGTCTCGCGGTCGTTCGGGCGCGCAGGGGGCCGCAAGTAGACCCGGCCTGCGCCGTCGACGAAGTAGTCGTTGAGGTCTCGAATCTGACCATGCACCGCTACCGAGTCCGGCGCGGTCCGGTTGTCGAAGTGAGCGACGATCTTCTTCTTCAGGTCGGGGAACTGCTCTTTCGCCGCAGCAAGGCCCCGGAATCGGGCCTCGTTGTACGCCGCTGCCGTCTCGGTGCGGACGATGCGCTCCGCCCAGTACCTGTACCTGCGGAACAGCCCCTCTGGGATGTCCTCCTCACGCAGCCGCACGACGGCGCCAGCCACTTCTCGCGCGCTCATCGAGACGGTCCCGGTCGGACCCCCGTGCCCGACGAGCTCGTCGATCATCTGCTCTTGGGTTCGCCCGGTGAGTAGACCCATGCGGATCCGCCTCTCGAACTCGCCGATCATGGCCGTCCCGTACCGGTCCACGCTGGTCGCCCGCGAGCGCAGGCACGATGCCCGGACCCCGTCGAGTACCGGGTCGATCACGGCGGCCTGGGCGATCCGGAGCGGCCGGGTGACGCCCGAGAACGCCGACTCCAGCCCTCCAAGGAGCTCGATCGTCTGCCCGTGCGAGGCGGCGATGGCGGCCTCCGTGGCGGCCTCGACGTGCCCGGCGAGCCTGCCCTTGACCCGGTCGATGACGATCTGGATCTGGGCCCGGTACGCCAGGGCGGACGCGGAACTGAACCTCTCGCCGGGAACGCCACCGAGCGACTGGATGCGAGCCGCGACCTCGGCGTCGGCCGCCTGCAGGTCGGCCAGCATCCGCTGGGTGGCCAGGCGCCCGGCGGGCGTCTGGAGCGCGAGAACGCGGTCGGCCGAGGTCAGGACCCCTCGGACCGTCCGGGCTGCCCTGGCGCGGTCCTCGGCGGTCGGAGGCATCGGTCAGTCCTCGTCCTCGTCCGGCTCGTCCGGCTCCTCGGAGTCTGGCGGCACGCCGCCCGCGGGGCCCCCGTTCGCCGCGAACACGTCGGCCGCCCGCTGGACCTCGCGCTCGGCGTCCTCATGCACGGCGTCGAGCTCGGCGTCCACGTCCCGCACGCCGAACAGGTCGGCCACCGAGGCCAGGGCGGTCCGCTGCGAGACCAGGGGCTTGCCGCCGGCCGCCTTCTGCGCCGTGTCGACCGCCTTCCCACGGTCCTCGGCGGTCGCCGGGAAGTAGGCGGGAAACTGAAGCACCAGGAGCTCCGAGGTGCCCGGCCTGCGCTCCTCGACGCGCACCGTCTCGCCGTCCTCGATGACCTTGGGCGGCAGGCGCACGAAGGTCGTGAGCTCGTACTCGGTGCCGTCCTCGCCCATGATCGTGGTCGGCGCCCGGTTCAGGAGCGCGCGCGCCATGCGGAGCAGCCCCAGGAGGGGCCGCTTGATCGCGAGCTCGCCGTACTGCTCGCGGAGGAGGTCGCACTTCGCGGTCATCGGGGCGAACATCAGGCGGAGGGCGGCGGCGCTCTGGGCCGCCCCGGATAGCTTCTCCGGGTCCGGGATGACGACCGAGCTCATGTCGAGGGCGTAGGCCCGGAGGCGCTCCAGCATGGCGATCGCCGTGTTCGCTGCCGCGCCCTGGAGCTCCAGGTAATTGGCGCCTCCCGGGCTCCAGATGACGTTGTCCGAGCCCCGCTTGAGCGTGCCGTCGTTCTGGGTCGGGTCCATCCGGACCACAAGGGTCGGGTCGACGTTCGCTTTCGTGCCCTTCGTCGAGGCCGAGAGCAGCTGGTTCAGCTCGTCGAAAGTCTCGCAGAGCCGCTCGGGGAAGTCGGCCTCGCCGTCCATGTCGCCGTCCGGGCCCGGCAGGTTCTGGATCCAGAACATCGGGCAGAACCCCGCCTGGTGGCGGATCGTCCGGTGAGGGAGGTGCCACCATGCGCCCGTGCGGGCGATCTCGGCGGGGATCGGGTCCCAGACGATCTCCACGTCCTCGTCCCAAAACCGGACCGAGTAGAACTCCCGCTCCTTGATCTTGCCGTCCTCGACGGAGCGCGCCTTGTAGGCGAAGACCTTCACCGCTGAGCCGACGAGCAGGTCCTCGCGATCGGCCCACCGGGTGACGAAGGTGTGCTTCGCATTATGCACTTCGACCCGGGGAGAGCCGTTGACGAAGCCGATGCTCATCGCCACCGACCCGCAGCTACCGCCCAGGGTCCGCGCCTGCGCCACCTTCGAGGCGAACCGGGAGGCCTCCGCGAGAGCGTTGACGAAGTCCTCGGCGTCCTTGTCCCCGGGCACCAAGATCCGGGGGAACCGGTCGGTCCCGAACATGAACGAGGTCAGGCGATCCACGATGACCCGGGCGAGGTCGTAGCGGGTGCTCGGGCGCCGGTGGCGGTAGGGAACGAACCAGCCGGGGCTGATATCGGCCTTGTCCCCGTAGCCCGAGAAGTAGCCGTCCCACGAGTACGACTTCCCGTCGTCCTGAGTGCAGCGGTAGTAACTCTCCAGCCGGTCGAGCCGCGCGAAGCGGTCGCCGTCCGCAAGCATCGCCAGCGGAACGCGGGACAGGTCCTCGGTCGTGGTGTCCTTCTGCACGGGCTCAGCCCCCGTGCTTCGCCGCCAGGTCGGCGTCGGCCTTCGATCGGGCGGTCGCCAGGGTCGCGTCGAGCGCCGTCAGGAGCCCGTCGCGGCCGCCGGCCGCCCGGAAGATCTCGAAGAGCCTTGGCGCGGCCGCCAGCAGCGCGCCCAGGAACTCGGCCGCCATTTTCAGCGCGATCTGCTCGGGAGTCATGGGCTTCGGTCTCCTTCGGTCTCGGTCGAGGCTCTCGGCAGTGGCCTCGACCACCCCCGTCAACAGGCAGAAGGCCAGGGCGATGTGGGCGAGTAGCACCAGGAAGGCCGCGAACAGGACCGGATCGTCCCGCACGGCGGCTCGGTCATCGGCCGGCCTCGATCGCGTCGAGCGCGGCGTCGCAGCGGGCGCGCTCCAGGTCCATGTCGGCCCGGTCTTGCTCGGCGGTCGTGCCCTCGCGGTCCACGATGGCACGCTCGCGCATCATGCATCGGGCGATCTCCTCCGCGTAGCGCGCGCGCGCCGCGTCGGAGATGGAGCCTCCGCAGGAGGCCAGGAAGAGCACTGTGATCAGGACGAAGAGGCGCATCAGACCACCACCGCACGAATCCGGCCCGCCGCGGCCAGGGTGTCCGCAGTCGTCCGAACGTACCAGACGCCCGCCGGGATCGGCGTCACCGCAGGCGCGTACGGCTGCACCAGCGTCAGCCGGTGTGCCGTCAGCACGATGCCGGTCGCGAGCCTGTAGAACTTCCGGTTCGCCGCCAGAGCGCCCGGATCGTCCGCCGTGTTCGCGGCCTCGGTCGACTCCTCCAGGAGCCAGAGCTCGAACGTCACGGTCTCGCCGGCCGCCGCGTCGAGCGTCAGCAGCACCGACTCGATCGGGCCGTCGCCGAAGGGGCGCCGCTGGGGGAGCCGCAGGAGGAGGAAGTCCGGCACGGTCCCGGGCGCCACGACGGGGTCGGGGCCGAGCGTGCCAGGAGCGATCGGGCCCGTCGTCGCGTGGAATCGCATGGCGCGAGCCTACCGCGACCTGCGCGCCGAGTCCATCGCGCCAGTCCATCACCTGACCTGAACGTCCGTCCGCCCGAACCGGGGCCCGAACGACCGGCTCGCCTCCCGGGCGAACCATGAAGCCATCAGCCGGTCTCCCGTGTGCGAGTCTGGGTGGTAGAGCTCGGCCTCGTAGACCCACTGCGCGACCTCGGGCGAGGCGCCGCCCAGGGAGCCGTCGGTCGATGGAATGATCCACTGCCCATTCCTGAGCTCGATCGCCAGGCTCTCGACCCCGAAGTGCTCGTCATACTTGGCCTGCCCGGTCGTGAAGAAGGGCCGGACCGGCACCTGGCGCCCCGATGCGAACTGCGCGATGAACTTCTGAGCTCCGTTGCTCTCCACGACCACGATGCTGTTGAAGCGCCGGTGAACGTCGAAGATCCGGTCCACAATGTCCGGACCGGTCCAGCGGCCCGCCATGATCTCCAGAACGACCCGCCGGAGGGTCCGGGGCTCCAGGGCGATCGTGAAGAGGACCGTCATGTCGTGCCCGTCGGTCTCGCCGACGCCCAGGTCGACGCCCGTGAAGGTGGGCCAGGCCTGCCCGTGGCTCTGGGGAGCGGTTCGGAAGGGGCCCCAGCGCTTCCCGCTCGCCGCCGCCGCCTCGAACCAGGCCCGGTGGAACCGCTGGGTCTCCGAGCTCCGGACCTCGCAGAAATACTTGCGGGCGAAGTTGAGCGCCGTGCTACCGGCCTGGATGTGGAGCAGGCGCGCCACGGAGAACTGCTCGGGCCAGATCGGCACCCAGGCCTCCGACGGGGCCTCCGGGTTCTCGACCGCCCGCCACTTCCGGACCGCGTAGCCCGGCCGCTTCGCCATGACGTGCAGCAGGTCTTCCGGATGCCACGGGGTGCCGATGATCCAGCAAAAGGCGCCGTCCACGAGGCGTGTCGCCACCGTGGAGTCGAACCAGTCCACCAGCTTCGAGCGCTGCTCGTGCGTCCTGGTGTTCTCGAAGTCGAGGACGTCGTCGAGGACGCAGCCGTCCAGGCGGGAGCCGACCAGGGGGCCTCCGACGCCGAGCGCCTGGATGCTCGGGTCCTTGGCGATGGTGGCGCGCTGCACCGTGATCGCGGTCCCGTGCCAGGGGTCGCCGGCCACGTCCGAGCGGCGCAGGGCCGGGAACACCTCGCGCAGCCTGGGGTTCGCGTCTATGTGCTGGCGGATCGCCCCCAGGAGCTTCTCGGCCTGCCGGCTGGTGTTGGAGATCAGGGCGAGGCGCGCGTTCGGGTTGCGCCCGAGCTCGTAGAGCGCGCGCCCGATCGCTATCTGCTGGGTCTTGCCGTGCTCCACCGGAGCGAACACGACCGCCCAGGGGTTCGAGCTCAAGAAGTCCTGCCACGCAAGATGATGGGGCGCGTTCCGGATGATGCTGCCGTCGCCCTCGTTGCGGAGGACATACTCCACGAATGCAGACGGGTCCCTGCGGGCCCGCTTGAGGATGGCGGCGTGCTTCGCGCGCGCCCTGAGCTCCGCCGAGCTCACGATCGGCGCCTCGCCGCCTGCTCACGGAAGGCGCGGGCGCGCTTTTTGTGGCGGGGGTGCTTCTTCGGGAGCGCGAGCCCCACGACCTCGCTGGTGAGATGCCAGCTGCCGCAGGCCGGGCACAGGTAGGGGCGCTGCCCGGGGTGCTCCTCGGCCGCCTCCTCCGGGGTCAGGAAGGGCCGCTTGTCGGTGCAGTACCGGGCGCTCGACCGCCGGCCGCGTAGTGAGCCGCGACCCACGGCTCAGCCCTTGGCGTCCTCGGTTCGGCGCCCCTCCTCGGGCCAGTGCCCGTGCTGCGCGTAGAACTCGCAGTCCGCGTCCGAGCGACCGGCGAACGGGTCCAAGGCCAGGCCGCCCGAGACCTGCTGCTCGACCTGCTGCTTCCGGGGTATCCCGATCCGGTCGAGGATCGAGTCCGCGGACATGACCGCGACCTTGCTCTGGTGCCCCTCGGTCGCCCCCTTGAGGAGCGCCTGGACCGCGGACAGGCCCGTCCGCTCCAGGGCCATCCGCACCCGGTCGGTGCGCTCCCGGCGGCCGGCCTCCAGGGCCTCTTTGGCCTCGGGGGTTGCGAGGACGGCGCGGATCGACGGCTCGGAGAGCCCGAGCTCATCCGCGATCTGCCGGTAGCTCATCGCGTCGAGGCGGAGCTCGACGATCCGCTGGCGCTTCCGCGCTCCGATTCTCGGTTCCATCGCTTGCCCTTTCCTTCGCTCGTCTGCCGGACCCTGCCGGCGAGGATCCGGAGCCGAAGCTCGCCGACCTGGAACAGGACCGTCCTCGGGGTCGGTCTGTAGTGCGGGATCTGGCGCCGGTGGACGAGGTGGCGGAGATGGTCGACCGAGATCCCCAAGATCTCTGCCGCTCTTGCGTAGCCGACCATCGTATCGGGGCGCTCTCCAGTCATACCGGTCATTCCCAGGACCAGCCTAGCATCTGCCGCCGGGTCCGCCGAGCTCGCCACGTCGGCCACGAAGTCGCGGAGGCGCCGCCCCTCCACCGTCTTTGGGCTCCACTGGCGTGTCAGACCGCACAGATGCGGCACCGTCGCGTAGCCGGCAGTCTGGTAGCCCAGCAGGTCCGTGCCCCTCCACAGACCCCAGGGAGGCCCAGGAAGGCCGAAGGCGGCTGCGACGCGCACGCCGCCCAGGATGACCGCGCGGCCGGCCAAGAACGGCGCCAGGCGGGCAGCGCAGGCCCCTCCTGCCCGTGCGGGGAACGGCTCGGGGGGCGTTGCGTCCGCCATGGGCTCCAAGTCGAGGAGGTTCACGAGCTCGAAGCGGGAGGGCAGGTCGGCGCGGTCGAGCTCCAGGAGGCGGGCGAGGCGCGTGCCGGTGGAGCCGTCCCAGGCCCCGCGCGAACACTCGCCGTCGCTGCCGCGGGGACCGGGGGCCCAGCCGATCAAGACCGCGCGCGGCGTCACTTGCCCTCCGCCGGGAACTGCCGCACCCGAAGGTCCTCTGGCCACTCGTCCGGGTCGCCGCCCTTCCGGTCGCGGAGTCGCATGGGGACCATGTCCCCGCCGTCGTCTGGAGCTCCGGACGGCTCGGTGAGCTCGTACGGGTCCGTCCAGGCGATCCCGCCTCGCGTCTGATCGCTCACCAGGCCGCCTCCGCGCGGCGGACCGCTCGCTCGCGACCCTCCTCCGCCTTCGCGTCGACCCAAAGCCGCCTGGCGCGCTCCGCGTCCATACCGACCGCCGCCGCGGCCTTGCGCGTCAGGCCGGGGCTTGGGAGCCCCTTCTCCGGGTGCCGGAAGACCATGATCGCCTGGTGGCTCGTGCCGACCGCGGCGCCAAGCTGCCTCATCGACATGCCCGACTTGATGCGCGCCGCCTCGAACGCCCTCGCGAAAGCGTCCCGCGCTTTGCGCTGCCTCTCCCCGTGCTTGTAGACCGTGATCACTTGCTCTCCTCCTCTAGCGTCTTCAACGCCTGCTTCCGTGCGTTCATGTACGCTGCCTGAGCCCTTGCCGCACGCTTCCTCGCCAGGACGCGCGCGTACCGAAGCGCACGACCCTCCGGCGTCGCGACCGGGATGCTCTTGCCGTGCCCGTTCGTGCAGACCTTGGCCCACTCGGCGCGCGCGTATGTCGCTTCCGCCTGCGTGAGCGTGACCTCGCGACGCTCGTCGCGGAGAGCTTCGAGCATCGCCCTGGTGACGATGCGCGCCTCCGCCGCGAAGGATCTCGCACGGTGAGCCCTCTCCCCACGTCGCCGAAGGGCGCTCGCCCAGCGGATCGCCACAGCGGCGACCTGCACGAGCTCCTCGTAGAGCGCGCTCGGCTCGCTCTCCGCGAGCACCTCCGCGACCTCCTCGCGCAGGACATGAGCCCATGTCATCGACCCGGTCTGCTCCGCGAACTGCACGTCGAAGCGAACCAGCGCGAGCGCCCGCAGTTCGATGTCCGCCCCGGTGCCGTCAGGCATGTCCTGGTCGTCCGTGTGCCCGAGCGCTCGCTGCCTGGAGCGTTCCTCCACGACCGCCGCGAACTCGCGCGCGTCCTCCGTGGACGCGCGCCACGTCCTGGCCGACGCGGTCACGGCTGCCGTAGTCATGCCGCCCCCTCGGCGACACAGCGAGCGACATACGACTGAGTGCGCTGGTCTGCGGCCATCACAGCCTCCCTACTGCGCGCACCCACGCGCGCCACGTCTCGACCGTCACGCGCATCACGCGCTCCCGCTCACCCGCTGCGCGCACGACAGGACAGACGGCGATCTCGTAGCCCATCGAGCCATCGTCGCACTCGACGCCGCCACGCACCTCGATCTCCACATCCGCATCGTTGTCGCGCAGCACGGCGCGTTGCTCATGATATGCGGTCACTTCGCATCTCCTTGACTCATCGCTCACCTCCTCAGATCTTCGCGACCAGTCTGCGGACGATCTCCTCAGACTCGTACAGCCCCCCGGCGCGTGCCGCTTCGAGACTCGTCAGATCCTCGCCGCCAATGCCGCTTGCCGCGCGCTCGATCTCCTCAGCGGCCCCCTCCAGCACCCGCGCCGCGACCTCGCGATCGTGCGCCTCGGCGGCGTGCGCGGTGTCGGAGAGCGCGACTCCGAGTTTGCGCTTTGCCGCGTGTCCTGCGCTTGTCACCTCGGGGTCGTATGTGATCACGAGCATCCACGGCATCGCGGCAAGGGCAGCATCCCGCAGCGCCGCAAGCTGCGCGCGTGCCTCGACGAGCGCAGCTTGCGCCTGGACTGCCGCATCGCGCGCCTCGTCACGTTCACGGGTCGCATCGACCAGCAGACTTTCCAGCGATGCGATGTGCGCGGCTTCTCCGGCCAGCTTGTGCCGAAGCTCGGCGATCTCTTCGCGCGCCGCGTCGCGCTCAGCCACGACTTTCTCCGCGAAAACCGCCCAAGTGCCTTCAACGACACGCGCGGTGTCGTAGTCGGCCTGCGTCGCGAGGGGACGGTCGCAGTACGGGCATCGAGTCGGTATCGTCGTCATCACAGTCTCCCCACGGCGTCGAGCGCAGACGCGATCGTCGCGGCGTCGATGTGTGCTCGCACGATGTCAGCGCTGCGCGCGAACGATGCGGTTGCCGCTGCGGAGGCAGCGGACACCTCGTCTTGCCCGACGGCCGACGCTGTTGCGGCGGCCTGTGCTGCGTACATGGCGGCCTCAGCGGGATCGTCCATGCACTCAGCGGCCTCGATCGCCGCAGCAGCCTCGTGGGCTGCGATCGACGCGTAAGCGGCGGCAGCTCTCTCGACATCGTATGCGGCGTCGTACGCTGCCCCGGCGGCAGCGCGCACCTCGTCGACAGTCGCCTCGCCGCGCACCCAGCGACGAGCCACCTCGATGGCTCGTCGCGGCCGCTCTTCGCCCGGCGGGACGTACACGAGCACGGACTCGGCACAGTCGCATGCGGCAAGCACCGTCAGACGACGATCAACTCCGAGGCACGACGCAAGCCACAGCATCCAATATCCGTGCTGGCACTCGGCCCACAGATCATCGAGAGTGCGATTACGCCGAGCCCCCAACCACGACAGAATCGCGCCGTGCTTGCGCATCTGGCGCAGTGTAGAAGTCAGGTCACTCATCGCTCGACTTGAGCGGCGTCACGAGTTGCGCTCGGGCCTCGTCACGTTCTGACTCCGCGCGCTCTGCGCGTGCTCGGAGCCGCCGGATCTCATCTCCCGCGTACTCGATCACTTCGCGCTCCGACGCTGTGTCGTCCGGTCCGTCATCGTCGAATATGTGGGGCGGCAGGTGTTCAAGAATGTCTACGACCAGAGCGTTACGCTTCGCTTCGCTCTCGCGGAGGCGCTCTGCCAGTGCATCGCGCTCCGCCACGACTTTCTCCGCGAAGACGGCCCAAGTGCCCTCGCTGACACCGCGCCGATCGTAGTTACTCACGGTCCACCTCCACGCACGTTGGGTCCACCGACGGGCGGCAGTAGAAATCGTTGCGCGTGCTCCCGCCCGACAACCCGCAGTCCACCGGGACTAGGCCGATGCGCTCCGCGCGAGCCCGGTCCATCCAGCCGCCCCAGTCGTGGACGGGGCGGTCGCAGACCCCCCATTCGTCCACGTCGTCCAGCGTGAGCTCGGACATGACCTCGCGAGCGCGCGCCAGAACAGCAAGCCAGCGCGCCCGGTAGGCGCTCCACGGGGCGTGCGGCTCGACGCGCACGGAGCCTCTGACCCTGCGCGTCATCGAGCGCGGCCACGCCGAAGGCTCCGCGCCTGACGGTTCCATCTGCCCGACCCAGCGGAGGCGCGGGAGGTCGTGCGGGCGCGCGCCGAACAGCCTGCGCGCGTAGGAGCGCGCGTACGTCTCATACCGGAGGCCGGTCCGGGCGGAGCCACGGAGCATGACCTCGTGGATCCCAAGACCGTCCCCCGTCTCCCAGCACGTCCAGCCCGCCTCGCTCACGCAGAGCCGCGCGAGCGCGAGCTCTGGTGACATGCGCGCGGGCCCCTGAGCCGCTGCGCCGCACGCGCGCACCGTCACGAACGTCACGAACGCTACGAGCACCAGCGCAAGCTGCGTCTGCGCGCTCATCCTGGTCACGCGTCACCCCCGGACGAGGTCACCGGCGGGAGTTCGCCGTCGCTGGCGACCAGCGGCGTGTCTCCGTTGAGCCCCGAGTTTACGCCGTCGGCGATCGATCTCGCGAGCAGCGTGAGTCCGGTCAGCATGAAGGCCGACCGCCGGCTCTCCTCGGCGATCCCCTCCTCGATCGCGAGGCTGGCCCTGTCCACCATGTCCCGCGCGACGAACCCGACCGCGTTTGCGGCCAGAAACAGACGCAGGGCGGGCGGCGCCTCGTCCTCGCCGTCCTCGCCGTCGATGAGGAGCATCCGCTGCACCGCGAGCGCGATCTCCTTCATCGCCCGGCCCGCCTTGTGCTCCTCGACCTGCTGCATGGCGGCGGCGATCAGCTTCGGGTCCTGCTTCATGGTCTCTCTCCTTTTCTGGCGGCTCCGCGCCGGTCTCTTGTAACCCAAAGAGGATCCCGCGTCGAGGCTCCGGTTCAGTGTCCGAAGTCGCGAAGGATCCTCGGGATCTCGGCGTCGAAGCACTCGACGTCGAAGGAGTCGACAAAGATGTAGGAGGCCAGGCTCCGGTTCCATGCCTCCAACGTGGCGTGGCTCACGAGCGCAGGGCGCTCCCCGGCGTGAGCTCCGGTCCAGAACCCATGCTCGAACCAGGTGCCCTTCGTCTCGGCCTCCGGAACCAGGAGCACGAAGGCGTCCGCCTCCAGCAGCGCGCGCAGGTCCCGCGTCGCGGCGGACCTGCGCTGATCGGCGTCGGCCGGCACGGTCCCGAGCCTGTCGACCTCCACGGTCCAGTCCTCCGCGATCGTGTGACCCGCTCCACGGAGGAGGTCCATCACGCGCCTCACCCGGCCGAGCTCCCGGCTCGCGCCCGCGACATAGACGAGCATCAGCCAACTTCGGACAGGAGCTTCTCGGCGCGCCTGAAGGCTTCGATCACCCGGAGGCCCAGGTCGCGCGGCGGCGTGTAGCCATGCGCGCTCGCGTCCGACAAGAGCAGCTTCGTGGCGAAGACGAGCTCGTCGAGGGCGAGCACCGGGTCGGTCTCCGGCTCCAACTGCGCTCGCAGCAGTTTGAGCGCCCGAACCGCCGCGTAGAGCGCCTCGCGCTCGGCGCGGTCGTAGTTGAGCCGCGGCCCTGTGTCGCGATCGGGCGCGTACCGCGCGATCCGTTCGTCGAGCCACTCCAGGCGCCGTTCGAGCGTGGCGATCTTGGCGCTCACTCGCTCGATCTTCAGCGGCGGCTCTTGTCCGTTCCTGGTCGTCATCGTCGGCCCTCTTTCCTTGCCTCGCCGTCGTCGGCGACGCCCTCATCCTGTCGTGCGGACCCTCGCTCCGCAACGGAAACCACCAGCAGCCAGTCGGGACGGAGGAGCATCGTCTCGCCCGTGCCGCATTCGATCCCGAGCAGCCGCGACCCGAAGCGAGCTCGGATCACGAAGCTCGCCGTCGTCGGCACCGTCAGGCGCGTCTCGCGGTCGTGCGGCCCGACGTGGAGCAGGCGCTCGCGCACGTCCATCGCGCCGAGCAACGTCTGCATCGGCCTGCGAAGCTTCACTATGCAGCCGACAAGCGCTTCGATCGCACCGATCTGCTCCGCGTGCTCGGCGTCGCGCGCACGCTCCCACATGAGCCTCGCGCGCTCGGACGCCGTGACCTCCGGCGAGTCGGGGCCCAGGCGCCGAAGCCACTCGCCGTAGGTCTCGTCGGTCACTTCATGATTTCCACGAGGACCGCCGCGCCGTGAGCGTGCGGGACCGTCCCGACGACCGCCACGGCGGCAAGCGGAACCATCGGCTCGCCGCCCTCGCTCTGCCCGACGAGCTCGATCGTGTCGTCCCTCATGACGTCCGTCGCGACCACGAGCTTCGTCGCCTGCTTCTCGCGCAGGTCCGCAAACTCGGCCCTCGTGATCCAGATCGTGTGATGCCTCGGTCCAGACGGTCGGATCTCGCCCATGCCGCGCTCCACGAGCGGCGCCTCGGCCTTCTTCTTCGTCGTCATCGCTTCCTCTTCTTCTCGGTCTTGTCGTTGCCGTTACACCTCGGGCAGTAGTGCCCGAGACCGTCGTAGCGGAGCTCTTCCCCGTCGTCGCCCTTCACGCTCTTCACGAACACGGTCCAGCCCGCGGGGAGCTTCGATGCTTCCCTAGTCTCCGCGCAGCCGTCGCACCGCAGCAGCGTTGTCACTGCCGCTGCCTCAACCACTCCACGAGCAGATCGACCTGCGCCCGCAGAAACGTCTCGATCGTCCCCGCCTTGTTCTCGCCGATCATGCCGCGTGCGTGGAACTCGTCGTGGTGCTTCCGGCAGAGCGGCAGCGTTCGAAAGTCGTCGGTCTTCTGCCCGACACCGCGCGAGCCCCAGTGGTGCGGATCGCTCGGGCCCGGCGCGTGACACCAAGCGCAAGGCTTCGTCCGCACGAAGGCGAGGTAGGCCTCGCTCCTCGCAGGACCCTGCGGCTTCGGCTGGGACCGGGAAGATCCGTTAGTGGTCGTCGCCACGACCCGGACCTCGCCCTTTCCGGGCTTCGGAGCTCCGCGCAGGACCGACGAGACGGTCTCCTCTTTGAGCGGTCGGATCCTGGAGCTCGGCACCGTCCACCGAGCCCCGCTTGCCGTCCGCACGACGTAGCAAGGGCCCTTGGCCCCCGTGGCGGTCCCGGCCACCGTTGCGCGCACCCAGGCCCCGCCCTGGAAGGGCTTCACCTCGACCTCTTGACCAGCTTCGATCACGCGAGCTCCTTCCATCTGAGCCACTCCATCCGAACAATACTCTCACGGAGCGGCTTCGCGCCGCGACGCGGCTTGACCTCGACGAACACGATCTCGTCCATCCCCGAGCTCCCGGCAAACACGGGGCGCGGCACCAGGTGAGCGAGCCTGGAGACGATCATGGCCTCCCAGGCATCCGCGCGGCGCTCCGACGCGAGCGCAACAAGCCTCACGATCGCGCAGACGCGAGGCGCGAAGAGCAGCCCGCGCTGCATGAACCGGGTCTCGCCGTCGCGCTCGTAGGGAGGATTCATGGCGGCGAGGTCGAAGCTTGGGCGCGGAGGCGCGGCCTCCGCCAAGAAATCTCCAACGCGCGCGCCGCTCACGGCAGCCCTCTCGGGGTCGATCTCGATCGCGGTGACGACGTGCCCCTCGCGATCGAACGCCCTCGCAAGATTCCCGATCCCCGCGCACGGCTCCAGCACGCTCGACCGAGGGCGCGGCGCGCACCACCGGACGAACGCCGCGCAGACCTCGGGGTGCGTGTCCCACTGGCCCAGCGACTCGTCGCGCTTTGCGTACCCCTCCAGGCCCGGCAGCAGCAGGCTCATTCGTCACCCCGGCTCATCGCGATCATGACCGCGTCGTCGATCGCGTCGTGGTCCCCGGAAATCGTCGCGTGCATGGCGACATGTACGCGGCTGATCGCCTCATTCTCCGCCTCGCCGACGATCGCGCAGAGCTCCCCGAGGTGCCTCTCCAGCAGCTTGTCGCCGATCACCCTCGACACGAGCTCGGCGAGTTCCTTTTCGGTCGTTGGCTGGAGCTCCCTGCGGTCGACCTTGGCGATCGCTGTTGCGTAGATCCGCCGCAGGACCTTCGCAAGCAGCGCCCGATGCCTAGACGAGCGCATGGACGGTCACCTCCACGCGCGGATTCTCGCGGTCGATCTCCAGCGTGTTCACCCGTGGCATCGTCCACCGGTCGTCGGCCCAGAGCGCTCCGGTCGCCCCGTCGATGATCGCCTTCACGACGTTGTCCGAGTCTCGGGTCCTCGCGTCGGGCAAGAAGATGTCGAGCTCGACTACGTAGCGCTCCGCCTTCTGCGGCCAGGTGCCGACCTGCTTCGAGAGCACGAGCGCGAGCCACGCGCAGCCGCCGACCTTGCGCTCGTACTTCCGGGTCGTGGTCGGGGTCACGACGCGAAGGCGACCGGTCGCCTTCGCGTAGAAGGCGCGCGGGCGCGCCTTCGGGGTCGGTGTCCCGAGGACGACGAACTTCACCGACGCCACGATCCTACGGGGCGAAGTCATCGCGCTCCACGTAGTCGCGAAGGCGCGACTCTCGCGGCGGCTCCGCGCAGGCCCCGAGCCACGCGGGAAGGACGTCGTCGCGCACGGCGAGGCGTGCCGCGCGCCTGCGCTGCTGGCAGCGCTCCGGCAGCGGCAGGAGCTCAAAGCCCCACTCCACGCGCGCGATCTCCTCCACGCGCCGCAGCTGAGCCTTGAGGTGCTCGTCGTCAGGACACGCCTCGCTCGCCTCCAAGAAGGTCCTCCCGAGTTCGTAGAGGCACTCGATCCTCGCCGATGCCTCAGCCTCAGCCTGCCATACCATGTAACGCCACTCGCCGAAGACGGCGGCGATCTCCTGGTCTTGCTTCGAAGCGCGCTCCCCCATGCGATCGACGGCGCCAAGCAGCAGCGCGAGCTCTCGGTCCCCGTAGGGAAGCTCAGGAGGCCGCGCCGGGTAGCTCGGCGGCCGCAGCCCGCCCTCGTGCTGCAGGCTCCACTCCGCCGCCATCAGGCGGACGGTGAGCTTCCTGTCCGGCGTCGCGAGGTGATCGCCGACCAGCTTGAAAAGCTCGCCCGCCACGGCGGGCACCGATGGGCCTCGGGCCCGCGCGGGGTCAAAGACCCTTCGCTCTGAGGTCTGCGACGAGCCTGTTGTAGTCATCGATCCGCCCTTCCTTTCGTGCCTTGCTGATCTCGCACCTGATCCGCTCGCCCTCGATCTCCGAGGGAGACTTCGTTCGCACGGCGCGCACCGAGCCACCGCTTGCCTCCGCGATCCGCATGAACTTCTCGACGTGGCTCGCGTCCCGGCAGATCAGGGTGAGGTCGTCGTGCCCCTCCTTCGAGTGAAACTCGCTCGAAGTGCAGCCGTTCACCGCGGAGCACAGCTGCTCGACCGTGAAGCCGTCCCGCAGCCGCGCCCGAACCTTCGCCACGCGCTCCGGGCTGAGCATCGCGCGCTCGTGCCCGGTAGCCGCCCTCCAGTAGTCGAACACGGCCTCGACCGCGGGGCGCCAAGGAGCCTCGCGCCGCCCCGCAGGGGGCGCTTCCTGCCCAGCGTCGAGCGGCAGGGCGGCCTGCGCCCCAGGAGGCAGCACCTGGGCGCGCAGGAGAGCTCGGACCTGCTCGGCCGTCGCGACCCCGCGCAGCAGCCGGTCGGCCAGCGCAACGAGCTCGGCAGCCAGCGCGACCTCCGGCGTCACCTGCCCCTCGCCCCGAACTCTTTCGTGAGAACCACACAGAGCTCCTCGGCGTCCCCCATCATCCAACAGGACCGGATCCTCTGGAGCGCTCCCCCAAGCGCGCGGTTCTGCACGCGGAGGCTGTCGAGCTCCGCTTCCACCTCCGGCTCCCGGTTCTTCTCCACCTCCGGCTCCCGGTTCTCCTCCACGGGGCTCGCCTCCGCAGGCTGGCTCGCCTTCGGCCGAAGCGCGAGCCCGACATAGAGCGCGCCGAGCTCCGCGTTCGCTCGTGCCAGAGAGGCGATGGTGAGCGCCTGCTGCCGGGCCTCGTCGTAGCCGTCTGGGAACACGGCGCGCTCGATCTCGTCGTCGTTCACGACCGCCCCCAGACCGCCACGGGGCGCCCGTGCGAGCCCTCGGGCTCCCAGCCGACACGCGTCCAGCCGGACCGGAACACGACCCCGACGCACCTCGCGTCGACCGAGTCGAGGAGCGGTCCGTGTCCGCGCTCCCGCATCAGCGCGAGCACCCGAGGCGCCGTGACCGACCCGTCCCTCGCGAAGAGCTCCTCCGCCGCGGCGCGCGCGTGCCGGATCACCTCCGCTCGGAACCGGGCGAGCGCGTCGAGCACTTGGTCTCGCTTCTGCGCCTCGGTCTGCGGCGCATCCAAGCCTTCCGCATCCACCACGAACCCAAACGTCTCCTGTCGTGCCATGGAAGTCGCCTCCTTGCCTGCGGCCTCACCCGCGCGCTGCGCTTGATCGGTTGGGATCAAGCGCAGCGCGCGAGCGAGGCGCCACATGCGCCTCGCTCGCGCCGATCAGAAGGGGATGTCGTCGTCCTGGCTCGCGCTGACCGCGTACTCGTCGTCGTCATCGTACTTGTCGTCGTCATCGCGCGTAGTCACTCCGGATAACGCGGCCTCCTCGCGATCGAGAACCCAGTTGGCCGCTGCACGCTGCTCATCGGGAGTGAGCTTCACGACGTACCGCGCGATTTCGTTCACGCGTCTCGTCGTGCCGTCTCGCCTATCCACTTCATCCCTCTGCTCGATGCGCGCCTTGAACGGGCGGTTCTTGACCGCCCGCGCGACTTGCTTCTCCGAGTCCACGTCGAATGGCTCCGTGATCCCAGCACTCCGGCAAAGCATCTCCAACCGCGCCCTGGATCCGTTCTTGCTCAAGTCGAGCGAGAGCGCGGTGAAGAAGCACTTGCCGGCCATGGGACCGTTGCACACTTGTACCTTCACCCGTGCGAACGACGCGCCGGATCGTGCGGTCCTGAGCTGCAGCCACACGATCGCGACGAGATACTCCCCTGCAGGGAGAAGTTCCGCGGCACTTCCTTCGGTGCCTCCGTTTCTGCCCTTGCTCGGATCGAAGATGGCCATCGCTCACCCCTCCTTGCCTTCAGCCTTTCGCGCGCTCTCGCTCTGCCGAATGCGCGCGATCCAGTCGCTGAAGTCCGGGACTTCTCTGTCCCGGAGAGGACGGTGCGGCTTCAATTGCATGAAGCCGGGGCCCACCGTGACGATCCCATACTCGATCCTCCGCTCACCGTCCTCGTCGGTCTCGTCGCGCTTGCCGATCGTGCGCGTCGTGATCGCCGCCACGTTCACGGCGCCGATTACGAAGCTCGGCAGCGCGCGCATGATCAGCGAGGGACCGACCCAGCGCTGCGCCTCGTCGCCCTCGCCCTGCAAGCGGTCGTCGACGTGCGCGAGGAACACGACGTGCGTCGGCGAGTCGCGGAAGGCCCGGATGAGCTTCTCGCACCGGTCCCGGAGAGCGGCCCAGTGCCGCTCCGTGACCTTGTCGAGACCGTCGCTCGCCTTCTGCGGCGGCGCGTCGCGCTTCACCTCCTCGTCCACGAGCCGGCATGCATCCGTGAGCGAGTCGATCACGATCGTCTGCGGCCACCGGTCGAGCGCGAGGATCTCGGCGCCGTCCTTGCCGACGACCCTGAAGCTCCCGTCCGCTGCGCGCGGCGCGCGCAGCGTGCGGATGACCGACCGGTAGTCCTCCAGGCTCTGCATGTAGAGCACAGGTGGCACGGGACGCCCCATGCGGCTCGCGGCGTCGCGGATGTGCCGCATCCCTTGCCTCTCCGAGAGCAAGATGAGCGGATCTGGCGCGCTCACACCGAAACTGGTCTTGCCGGTGCCAGGAGCCCCGTAGATCAGCGCCTTGAAGTGATCCTCGTCCGCCCTGTCGTCGATTCTGAGCATTGTTTCCTCGCTACCTGAACGCGACCCCCGACTCCAGAGATCGTCGTGCGCCGTCGATGGCTCACGACCTCGAAGGGCGCGCAGCACGCGCTCGCCGAGGTCGGGGTCCATCGGTGAACCCCACGGGTCGATCAGGACCCGAACAACGTCAACTGCGACGAGAGCTCGATCAGCTCGCGCAGCGTCTTCTCCGCCGCCGCCACGCTCTCTTTGCACGCCTTCATGACCTCGACGCGCTCGCTCTTGGCCTCTTCCAGGCCGTGCCACGCGAGCTCGACCGCGCGGAGCTTCTCGACCTGCGCGACCGTGTCGCCGACGTGCGTCCCCATCTCGACCGCCTCGCGGAGGCGCGAGACACACCCGTCGATCCGCTCTTTCGTGCGCTTCGACTGCTCTTTCTTGTAGGTCAAGACGACCTGGAGCTTCTCCCAGGCCGCCACGATCGCTTTCTCTCGCTCGCCAGGAAGGTTCGCCGCCTTCGCGGCCTCGGCCGCCATCTCGTCACGATCCATCGCTCACCTCCGCCTTCGCTCGTTCCACCTCTTCTCGCCTCGGCCTGCGCTCGAACCCCTCGCGAAACTCCGCGGCGTCGGGATCGAGGCAGATCTGACGGTACGCGCAGACAGGAGCCGATGCCACCGAACACGCCAGCGGGTTCCGCGTCCGACACGCGGGATCGCGTTCCGCTTGCCTGATCCTACTCGCCTCCACGAAGAGCTCCGTCCGCCAGCGCTCCACGTCCGACGTGGAGAGCCAGAACTCGCGCCTTGCGATGTAGCTTTCTCCCTTGTTCCGGAGGCGATCGAGCAGCGACCGTTGCTCCTCGGTCACTGGGATCCCACGGCGCTCCTGCTCGTCGAGAGCGTCCGCGTACACCTCCGGCAGGGTGTCGATCGCCGCCGTGGAGACCCGGCCGTCCTTGTTCAGCTTCGGCGCGCGCGGGATTGCCTTTCTGATGACGTTGAACGCGACCCGCCCGCTCACTGCGTCCGGCGTCACGACCCAGCCCTCCGCGCGCTGCAGCGCGCCCATGGCGGCGAGCTCCCGGGCGGCCCAGACGTAGCCCGCCATCTGCGGGTCGAGCTCGATCTTCCGGTCGAGCCCGTCGATCGACCCGCTCGTGGTCTTGTGATCCATCACGATCACGTCCCCGACGCGCCGGTCAAACGCGAGCAGGTCCATCACGCCAGCAAACTGGAGCCCGGGGACACGGCGCCCGAGCACGTCGCGCAGCTGGAGCTCGAAGGGAAGCTCGATTCCGATCGGGTCCAGGTGCTCCCAGTCCTCGGCGAAGCGGTCGACGAAGTGCTCCGAGACCCACGTCGCCAGGCGCGCCACCTCATCCGACTCGTCCAGGAGCTCCTCGACCTGGAGGCTGGCGATCGCCTCCTGGTGCGCCGCGAGGATGGCCTCCCGCGCCGCGACCTTGGCCGCCACGCGCCGTTCGGCAGCCGTGTCGGGCGTACCCCGCGCCAGCCGGTACGCCGCCGCCAGGCCGGCGTGGATGGCCGTCCCGACCCGCAGCGGTCTGGCGCCCACCCTCGGCACGAGCCCGTCCACATAGCGCAGGCCCCACCGGTGGGGGCACGCGCGCCAGGCAGTGAGCTCCGACGCCGTGATCGTCGTGACCGGGAGGCGCCGCTTCACGACAAGCTCGCGGCGAGCTTTGCGAGCGCGTCGGCAAGCGCGTCCTCGAACCGAGGACCGCCCCCCTTGCAGCACGTCGTCACCGTCGCGATCGACACGGTCCAGACCTGATCGAACCGCGTTCCCACGACCGCGATCACCCCGAGCTCTTCCAAGTGCTTCTCCATGGACCCTCCTCCGTCAGATGGCGCCGAGGACGCCGTCGATCGCCTTCACGTCCTGTCCCTTGATCGCGGCCGTCGTCACGACCGCCACCGTCGCGAGCCCAAAGTCGCTCTCGGTGTCATCGCAGTCGATCCCAACCCAGTGGGTCGAGATCCCTTTGGCCTTCGCCGCTTTCACCGCGTCGCGGATCGAGTCGCTGTAGTCCTCTCCGTCCGTGATCACGACCAGGTCCGCCTTGCGGTACGCGGGCTCCTTCGCGATCAGGTCGATCCCCGCCGCCATGGCATCCGAAATGTCCGTCCCGCCGCCCGAGAACCAAGTCAAACACTCGGCGATCGCCTCCCAGCGCACCGAGCGCGGGGCGCGGAACACGTCCGTCCGGGTGACTCCGTCATCGAAGTGCAGGATCGCGAAGGCTCGGTTCTGGCGAGCCGCGATCTCCAGAATCGCAAGGCAGGCGGCCTTCGCCCAGACGTCCCGCTCGCCGCGCATCGAGCCGCTCTCGTCGATGCAGATCACGATCGGCCCCTCGGTCTTCGTCTCCGGCGAGCGAAGCTCGTAGTTCATGGCGGCGCGCTCGGTGAGCCGCCGGAAGAGGACCGCCTCGCCGTCCTCGTCGCCGGCCAGAACCGCTTCGCTCGGGAGGAGGCGCGCGAGGTCGGCGCCCGTCGTCACGTCGGCCACCTCGTGCGCGCCGCCGCGAGCCTTCTCCGCCTGCTTCTGCGCCGCGCGGCGCCGGAACCGCCCCGCCAGGACCGCGATCTTTCGCAGCTGGGTGTTCGTCCTCAGGACCTCGCGGGCGGCCGCCGTGGCGCCCTGCACGCGCATCGCGAGGCCCTGGCTCTGGCCCGGGGCGATCCCCAGCCCCTCCTCGGCCGCGCGCTGCTCGTCGATCGCCGCGGTCGCCGCCGCAGCCGCGCCGCGCATGACCGAGCGGACCTTAGCCGCTTTCGAGCGGAGCAGCGCCGTCGCGTTGGCGTCGTCCTTGACCGCCCGCTGGTGCTCCTTGCGGAGGTTCGTGAGGCGCCGCGCCGTGCGGGCGCCGGGCCTCTTGCCCGACTCGGCGATGAGCTCTTGGAGCGCGTCGATCTGCTCCTTGAGCTCCTGCGCGTCATTCTTCGGGAGGTCCTGCGCCAGCGGGGCGAGCGCCTCCATGGCGCCGGCCGCCGCGAGGCCCGAGGCCCAGGCGTCGCCCGCCGCGCGCGCCTGGAGCTCCTGCCACTCAGGGAGCGACTCGGCCTGCCCGAGGAGCTCTCGCACCCAGCCGGCGCCCTCGGGCGCCTTTTCGGCCTCGACCGCCTCGGTCCCGAGCCCGTAGAGGCTCCCGAAGATCTCGCGGGCCAGGGAGCCCCACGTCGCCGCCTCGGGCTTGAGGTCGAGCGCGTCCGTGAACACGCCGCCGGCCTTCGCCTCCTCGGCGGCCAGCGTCCGCACCCAGGCGCCAACCCGGACCGCCGCGTCGGCGCCCTGCTCCAGGTTCTCAATCTGGCGCCGCAGCGTCGCCTTGTGGATCGCCGCCTTCGCGCTCGCCTTGATCTCTTCCGCCGTCATCATCGCTCCTTGTCTGCGCCTCGGTGGCGCCCTCATCTTGTCGCATGGTTCCGGGCGGGAGGCAACAGGAATCGCCTCCCGCCCGGAAAGCCCTGGGACTAGCTCTTGAGCCCGTCCATGGCCGCCTGCACCAGTTCGCGCCCGCGCGCTGCCACGTCGTTCCGGAGCGCCATGATCTTGCCCTTGGCCGAGGTCGACTTCGCGCTCGCCGCGAGCTCGTCGAGCCGGAGGATCGCCTTTTTCAGTTCGCGGTTCGCGGGGAGGATCTTGGTGTCGAAAGCCGGGTCGTGCTGCGCCGGGAGCTTCGCGATGATCTCGCCGATCCCGTCCACGATCTTCTGCGCGGTCGCGATCTCGGCCGACACGAAGCTCTGCACGTGCGTCCGCACGGTGCCGGCCTGCGAGGGCTCGTTCCAAAGCGAGGCCGCGAGGATCTCGAAGTGATCCGTCCCGACCTCGGTGGCCCCGTCGAGCCACGCGGTCGCCGCGAGCAAGCGGGTCGCCTTGACCCAGCGTCGGTCTGAGATCGTGATCCCGTCGTCCTGGAGCTTCCGCTTGAGGGCGAACAAGGCGTCGAACACCTCATCGGTGACCGGCATGGCGTCGACCGAGGCCTGCGCCTCGGTCCAGACGCTCATGTCGAGCGCGATCACAGGCGCCTGCTGCGTGCGCGCGCCGCGGAGGATCGCGCGAAAGTCGTCCGGGGTCGCGCTGTAGCCGATCCAGAACCGGACCATGAACCGGTCCCACAGGGCGCCGAGCTCGGGCCCCTCGGGGAGCTCGTTGGAGGCCGCCACCGTCGTCATCAGCGGGCAGCGCTTCGTGCCGCCGTCGTCGTGGAACACGCGCTCGTTGATCACGGGCAGGAGCGTGTTCAGGACCGCGCTGTTGGCCTTGAAGATCTCGTCCAGGAACGCGACGTGCGCCTCGGGAAGCTTGCCGCGCGTCACCCGGGCGAAGCGGTCGGCCTTCAAGGCCGAGAAGGAGATCGGGCCGAAGAGCTCCTCGGGGGTCGAGAACTTCGAGAGGAGCCACTCGAAGTAGGCGCATCCTGAGATCGTCTCCGCGAAGGCGCGCGCGAGCATCGACTTTCCCGTGCCCGGGGGACCAAGGAGGAGGACGTGCTCGCGGGCGAGCGCCGCGACGAAGAGGCCGCGGACCTCCGCGGCGCGGCCCACGAGGCGCGCGTTCACGCTGGCCTCGGCGTTGAGGATCTGGGCAAGAGCGGTCTGGGTCTGGGTCATCTGGGTCTCTCCTTGGCTGCGCCTGCGTGGCGCCATGTCCCCGATCTGTACCAGCGCACCGTCCGGGGTGCAACTGGTTTCTGCTACCGGCATTCGAAGTCGTGGTCGCGGCCGCCCATCACGCCGCCACGCAGCGGGAGAGGATCGCCTTCTTTGCGAGGTCCGCCTTGCCGATGAGCTCCTCGCGGGCGAGGCCGAGGACGTCCGCGTAGAGATCGACCTGCTGGCTGATCAGGTCGAAGCGAGCGAGCGTAGGCTCCAGGATCCGGTCGAGCTCGTCCTCGCTGGCGCCGTTGATCTTCTCCACGAGCTCGTCGAGGCCGCTGGTCACCTCGGCGATCCGCTCCAGGATCGTACTGCGCGCCGCATTGCCAACCTGGCCGCTGCCCTCCTCCGTGATCCGGAGGATCGTGAGCTTCCCGAACCCGCTCGCGTCGATCCAAGCCGCGAGCGCCTCGACCGCGCCCATGCGCGACTCGCGGACATAGTAGACGCCGCCCGACTGGCCCCGGAGGTTCACGGCGCCGAGGAGCAGGTTGCGCGCGCGCCCGTACATCGCGATCTTGAGCGCGGCGCCGAGGTCCGCGGTCGAGCACCATTCCCGGGCCTCGTGGTACTCGCCCGCGGCCGCTTCGAGCGCGCCGTAGTCGTCGCCGTTCTTCGAGAACGCGACGGCCCCGGTCTGCTTGTCGACCGAGATCGTTCCGATCTGCGTGTAAGTCGCGGTCTCGGTCGCCGCGTCGGTCGCGAGGACCGAGAGCGCCTCGGTCGCGACCGCGCCGTCGTCGCGGACACGCTCGAAGCGGACCGCGGGGCGCCCGACCGCGGCGCGGGAGACCGCGCGGGTGAGGCAGGCGCTCGGGGATGGATCGCGCTGCACGGCGGCGCCGAGGCCCTGCGCCTCGAACGTGGCGCGCATGTCCGCGCGCCGGACCCTCACGTCGTGCAGGGCCCAGAACACGACCGCCCCGATCCCGTGCCTGTTCTTGATGGTTTCGACCGATTCCATGATGACTCTCCTTGCCTGCCCGTCCATCGGGCCCGGTATCCTTTACCTGCTACCGCGTTCCGCGCAACCAGTTTCTCACTCCGCCGCCTGCTTCTCGTCGCCCGCCGCGGCCTCGGCCACGAGAGCCGCGTCCGCGAGGACGACGACTTCCCGGTCGTCCGTCGCGACCACGTCGCCCAGGTCCACCGAGGGATCGATCCGGTAGACCGTCACGCCGGCCTCGTTCTTGCCGCGGAGGATCTTGCCCTTCGTGCGGGCAGAGACCGAGAAGTGCAGGCCCTTGTCCATATGCGAGATCGCGGCGCGCACGAACCCGTCGAAGCTGTCGGCGGTCGCCGGTCCTCCGCCGTGGCGCGCCGAGTATGTCGGGAACTTCGCCGCCATCATCTCGCAGATCTCACGCACCGTGGCTCCGGTCCGGAGGGCGTTCACGATCACCCCGAGGCGCGCTCCCTTGCGCGGCGCGCCGCCCTTCGGAGCCGCGAGGCTGGCTGCGCTTGCCGCGCGCTCGCGGTCGGCCCGGATCGCCTCCCGGATGCTCGCCGGGCATGGCTTGTTGTGCAGGGCGTCGAGGACCGCGTCCACGAACCCGGCATCGTCAGCGCGGACCTCGGTGCCCGAGTAGGAGCTCGCGACCTGCGCGAGGACCTCTCGCGTGAAAGGCGAGAGTTCCGCAAGGGCTCGGCGCACGATGCGCCGCGGGAAGACCTCAATCTCGCCGCCGACCTCGCGGAAGGTCACCGAGGTCCGCGCCCGCGCGCTCGGGGCCGGGGCCGGCGGCTTCTCGCCGGCGAGCAGGGCCGCCAGGCGCGCCGCCTTGCCGGAGGGCGGCGTCGTGCCCGCAGGCGCCGCCGTGGCGCCCGCCGGGGGCTCTGCCGGGGGCTTGGGCGCCTGCGAGGCGCCCGAGGCCGCCACGGGGCCAGGTTCGCCGCCGACACCGCGCTCGAACCGCTCGGCGTCCGCCTGCTCGAAGGCGGCGCGGTCGGCCGCCTCGACCTGATCGAGCCAGACCCAGTACTCGGGATCCGCCGCGAGCAGATCCTCGGCCGCGGCGATCTCGTTGTCCGGGTCCTCGGCGGGGGCGGGGGGAGCGGCGGCCGGGAGCGTGTCGCCCAAGGCGGCGGCCTCGGCGCGCAGGCGCTTCACGAGCGCCGCGGCGTTCTTCTGCCGCTTGATCGTGAACTCGGTCGCGGAGAGCGCCTCGTTCGCGGCGTCGAGCGCGGCCTTCGGCCCGATCTCGCCGGCCTCCAGCTGGGCGGCGATCGTGTTCAGGGTCCCCACGAGGGTCTGGGTCTGGGCAAGAGCGGTCTGGGTCTGGGTCATCTGGGTCTCTCCTTGGCTGCCGCACCCTGCGGCGTTCCGGACAGTGGCTTACATCCCGAGCGACCGCAAGAAGTTTCTGCTACCGGCTGCTGAGCGCCCGATTCCGCGCGAAACCGCAAGCTCGATCCGGCGCCGACGGACGCTGAACGTTGACGTTGCCGGCCGGGCATCCAGCAGCCATCCTGGCCGCGCGGCGCATCAGGGCGCCGTGGGCCGACCGAAGGCGACCGACCGAGGCGTGAGCCGCGGAGCGAGCCGAGGAGCTCCCCAGCCCCCCAGACCACGCGCTAGCGGCGTTTGGGGGGGAGGGGGGGGCGCTCCCTCGGCTCCCTCCCTCGGCGTGGGAGTCCTCAGCTCAGCTCTCAGCTGACGTCACTGACATGGACGAACATCGTCCTCACTTCGATGACGCCCGACCAACGTGCCCAGCGCACTGCCGGGCACGAGCAACCCGCCTACGAACGCAAGGATCTCGCGGACGTAGGCGCCGTCTGCCCACACGGCGAGCACGACCACGGCCAACAGCGCCGCGAGAACGAGCACGAGGTTGACGGTGTGCTTGGGCTGCCACTGTTCTCGCCTCATCGCGACACCTCCCGTTCATCTTGTCGCCGATCCTCAATTCTGGTCACGCGCCTGTCGAGATCCTCGACCGCGTGGAGTCGTCCGCCGACGTAGATTGCAGCTGCGACGATCGTCACCATCACGCCTACGCTGGCGGAGATGATCGCAAACAGTATCGATCTGGCGAGCGTCTTCATCGCATCGACTTCTTCTCGGAGCTGTCGATGCTCGATCTCGATGGTGAGCAGGCGTGTTGACACTTGCGCGGTCGTCGGAGGCATGGTCATGCCGGCATGATGACACTCCCGTCACAGGCCGAGCAACGTCCGCGGCATGCCGCGCTCGACGTCATGGACCGCGTAGCCGCGCATCGCCGAGAGATACCACGAGAGCTGGGTGCCTCCGTCCGGCGTCGCCTTGTGGACGTGGAGGTGCTCCAGGAACCCGGAGAACGTGCGGATCGCCTCCGGCGGGAGCATCCGGTCCGCGACCTCGATCCGGTCGCTCACGAGCCGGCCTCGAACATCTCGAATCGGCATCCCAGGCACGACGCGCGGGATCCCGAACTCCGACGAAAGCACCTCGCAGAGGTCCGCGTAAGCCTCCAGCTGCCGACCAAAGAAGGCCAGCTGCTCGACCGCTCGCCCGCGCAGCCTGCGGAAAACGCGATCGCGAGGTCGGTAGCTCGCGGCAAAAGACGGCAGGCCACCATTGACCACCTCGATGCCGATCGACTCCTCGTTCACGGCACCGGCGTGTAGAGCAACTACCGTCGCGGGGTCCGCGCACTGCCAGCAGACGCCGTCCGAGTCAATCACGAAGTGGATCGAGAGCGGAGACGGAAGACCCAACGCGTTCGTTCTCCACTTCATCGATCGGATCACGCGAACGACCTGCTCGTCCGGATCGCGGCCGGCCTCGCCGCCGGTCCAGTGGCCGACCCCCATGCGCGGCGCCTTCGTTCGCTTGCGGGCGCCACGGCACGACGCGTCGAACGCGACCGGCGCCGAGCGGATCCATGAACGCAGCGTCCCTCGGCGCAACTCAGTACTCTCCAACCCCACCAACGGGGTCCCACGCCACAGGGATTGGCCGCCCAGCACCCCATGTCCGTGCCGGGCGTGGTTGCAGCCCCAGCACAGGGACCGCAAAGTCGAGCACGAGGCGGCGCCAGATGCCCTCTCCTGGGTCGCTTCGGCGCGTGGCAGACGACTGCCGATGCGCGTGGACGTACCGCAGCGGCGCGCCGGATGCGCGGGCCTCTTGCACCATGTGCCGAAGGCACTCGCGCGCCGCGTCGATGACCTCGTCCGTCAGTTCGGTCGGTTGGCCGCCCCACGTCGTCCGCACCGGTTGCGCGAGGAGCCCGGGGTAGATGCCCTCGACCTCCAACCCCAGGTCCGCTTCGTTGAGCCCGTTTCCGTGCCAGACGTACCAGTCGAGCGGGTTGGCCAGGACGTAGAAGCCGCGGCGGAAGGCGAGGCCATGACACGCCACGCCGAGCGCTCGGCGAGCGAGCGCGAGGTCACGGTCGCCGCCAGCCGCGCGCACCTGCGCTGGTGTGACCCCGAACTGGCACGCGGTCTGGTGGATGGTCACGCCCGTGATGGACGTCCACGGCCGGCGTGCGACCTTGCCGCG